GGTAAACTCGCGGGCTGTTTTGGGGAGTCGCCTCCCCGTCTCGCCATGTCTGGCAACCCTGTCTGGATGATCCGCGCTGTGAGTGACCTTAGCCTGATTCGTAATTTTTCCATCATTGCCCATATCAATCACGACCTCCTCTGAAAGTTCCTGATAGTCCCGTCCACCTCTGGACATTTTCCTCCTGAAAGCCCCGCAGTAGAGCTGTTGCGCTTGTGACAAGACGTGACATTTATTGACAAGCTAGGACACTTCCTTCCACTTGAAGTCAAAAAATTTGCGTACAAGGGTGTGTACACATTCTCGTCCTGCCTATAATCAGGGCTGTTTTATGTACACAGGTGGCCGCAATGCCCGCAATCTCTGACTCTTGGCTGAAAGCCAACCACAAGAAGCCTGTCGATAAAGGCTACGAGAAGCCGGACGGGGAGGGGCTCAGCGTTCGAGTGTCCCCAGCCGGTAAGCTGACTTTCCAGTACCGGTACCGGTGGCAGGGTAAGGCCGCTCGGATCGACTTCGGCTCCTACCCCAACATCGGTATTAAGGAGGCGAGGGAGCTGCACCGGAACGCTCGCGGCGCTCTCGAGTCTGGTAGAGACCCGAGGGTCGAGCGCACCATTGAAAGGTCCAGGCTCGCCACCTCAGTCACGAATGAGCAAATCATCCGCGACTGGTACGAGGACTACTGCAAGCACGAGAAGGTGAAGCACAGGGAAATCCTGAGGTCTTTTGAGCTGCACGTCTTTCCTGAGCTTGGGCGGATACCAGCTGACGACACCCATACGCTGCAGTGGATGAATGTGCTGGACCGGGTGAAGGAAACAGCGCCCACCGTTGCAGTGCGCATCCTTGAGAACACCAAGCAGGCGCACCGCTGGGCTCACCGGCGCCGGCTGATGCGGGACAAGCCACTCGCTGACATCGGTGCCAGGGAGGACCTGCGGGTCGACAAAAACACCCGAGGTCGTCCGCTCAGCAATGACGAGCTCTACTACGCATGGCATGCCCTGGAAGCCTGCAGGATGAGCGGCAGCAACAAGCTGTTCGTCAAGCTGTGCCTACTGTTCGGATGTCGCGGGATTGAGCTCAGGCAAGCTGAGAAGTCAGAGATGGACCTTGAAGCCGGTATCTGGACAGTTCCTGCCCACAAGACCAAAACGAGGAAGAAGATCAAGCGCCCGATCGTCAGGCCGATCATTGATGAGGTGAAGCCGCTGATCGAAACCTGCCTGCTGTTCAGCGGATCGTCGCCCTATGTTATCCCTGCTGGGAATGGCTCGATGCTGAAAGAGGGTACGCTGCTGACTTTCCCTGCTGCGGTTATTCGCGGGGCGAAGAAGCTCTATGATAGAGACATGCCCCACTGGAGTATGCACGACCTGCGGAAGACAGCTCGCACCAACTTCTCCTCCCTTACCGCCCCGCATGTGGCCGAGGTGATGCTTGGCCACACGCTGGGAGAGAAGGCTGTCTACGACCACTACCAGTACCTTGATGAGCAGCGTGAGGCTTACTCAGCGTGGTACCGGAGGCTGATGGAGATTGTATCTACTCCACCTGCCCGCCCTTGATGAAGTCCTTCTTACGCTGCAGAAGCTCGTCGAACTCATCCAGGTCTCCACGGCGCCACAGGGACGGGGCGCCGGTGCCGGAGATTACCGGGGCAGGAAACCCCTTTGTTTCCATCCACCGCACGAGAGTGCGTCGGCTGTTCCGCCGGTACCGGGCTAGGACCTCCGCGGTAGTAAGAAGGTCGTTTGGGGACTGAGGTGATTGGGCTTCAGCGTGTAGTGCCATGTTCTTTCCTTATTGAATACTCTGCGATGAATGTACCTGCCAGGTGGGACTCAAGAGGTAAGCCAGTCTCAGCATGGTTGGTTATGCCCACTGACCTTGCTACCTCGTAAGCCAACCGCCGCTTTATCAGGTCGTCTGGCCGAGAATGCTCCCACTCTGTTGCGCGATCGAGGCCAAAGGACTCATCACGAATACAGGATCTGGGTCTACCAGTTGGAGTGCTTGTTTGACTTGCGATACCGGGTCCCTCCCTTCGATTACGCGGGATATAAAGGGCTGGTCCTTTGCGCTCATCTTTCCGACGATACGTCGAGCGGAAGCCCGGACACCCTCGTCAGTTCCGACCAGCCTGCAGGCGAGGGCCAAGATGAGCAGTGCGTCAGTCATGGTGTAGTTTGGGTTGGCTGAAGGCATGCTCAGCTGGCTCCTTTTGTCCTGTTCTGTCGTGTTTTGTCGCATAGTACCCCTAAGTTGTTTTTGCGTAAAGCCGTAATTGCGGCTTTACGCTGAAGAAGGCAGTGTGACGCCCATCTCGTGCTCCAGTTTCCACATGAGCACCATGTCATCCCGCCAACGCAGTAGGCCTTGTTCAGGTACGTCCTTTCCGGACGCTGCCAGCTTCTTCAGCAGCAGTCTGGCGTCCTTCTTCTCAAGGCCCGTGAGGTCGTTGATGTTGCGCCAGGTAACCTGTTCGCCGGTTGCCTCGTTGATAAATCCATCTTCTGTTTTGATTATTTTCATGCCATTTCCTCGTACTCGTCGTCTATCTCAACGCCTTCTTCGTTGAGGCGGTTGGCCAGCACCGTGGCCAGCACATACGTTGGTTCTGTGTCGTCGACAACCTCGTTAAGGTGCTCTTCCAGCACCTTAACGATCGACGCACGGGTCATGACTGCCATTACCTTCTCTGGCGTCACCATGGGTCGTTACCTCTGGTTTGTGGTATAGCCTGAAGTAGTTGATGCTCTTCGAGGGCCTTGTAGTCGGCGTCGATCATGTGGCCTTCGGCGGGACGCCTTTCTCCAACATCTTGCGGACCTTCTCGGCCTGCTCGACGGGGACTACTTGGCGCTTCGGCTTTTCCGGTTCAGGGATGAGGGCGGCTGCCTCGGGTACCAGCTCCTGCAGTTGCTTTTTGGTCTTGCAGGCTTCGAGGAGGCTGGCCAGCTCAGCGCGGAACGCCATGGCTTCCTTCACTACGTTGAGGAAGTCATCTTCGACGGACTTGAGTTCGGCTACCAGCGGGTGGCAGTGAGGGAGCTTTTCGACACCTTCCAAGGCTGGCAGGGTTGATGGGGCAGTCAGCCTCAGCCTGTAGGTATCGAAATTGTTCTGAACGTGTGTTTTGAACTCAGAGAAGGGCTCTGAGAAGAGGACCTTGCCCAGGGTATGCTCGAACTCTGTGCGCCCCTCTGAAAGAGTGACGTTGTAACCCTTTCTGCTGATTCCTGTGATTTCCACGGGATATAGGCTGTCCTCTTCCTGCGCCTTCCGCGGCGTAACCGTATAGACGCCGTTCACCAGCCCGAGCTGGATCAACTCAGCCCACTGTTTCTGCGGCACCGGGAACACCTTCTTCACGTTCTCGATGTGAGCCGCCCAGAACTCTTTGTTGATGGCTTCCATCCGCTTAACCAGTGTTTCAGCGTTGTGGGCTACGGCCTTGATCATCAGCTGATCTGCGATGTCAGTGCGGAGCTTCTTGTTCAGGTTCATTCGTCGGTTCCTGTGTCATTGCGCACCAGCCCGCACCGGCTACGATCTTCCGCGTAGTCGCTGCAGGCTCTGAAAGTCCAGTCTGGTGTCGCTGTTGGAGGTGGTGGGCCAGGCCTGTCAAGCGTTTCGGCGGTGGCCAGCAGCAGGGCTGCAGAGTAGAGGAGGGTGAGTACGGTGGTGGCTACGATCCCCGCGGCCAGCAGGTCAGGTTCGCGCTCCTTCATAGTCGATAAGCCCTTGCTGTTTGAGCCACTCGGCCAGGTGGGTGGAGGTGTAGTCGCTGCCTGTAGGCACCTCTGACTCCGGTACTTGGTGGAGGACGATCGGGTGGCTTGGCTCTCCGTCCTTCGTGCACAGGAACAGGTCGTACTTGCCTCTGACTGCCTCTTGGTAGCAGAGCAGGCGGTCGCCGTCCCGGTAGTAGGCGCGGCATAGTCCGTTCTCAACTCGCAGTAGTTTCATCGTGGATTGCCCTCAATGTCGTTGGGGTAGGCGTACACCAGACACTCCAGAACGTGCGCTGAATCCGTCGGAACATCGACGAGCCGGCCGTTCTGGTCTACCAGCTGCCAGCCTTGCATGACCGCCTTGATGGTAAGCGTGTCACCGTTGTTCATGGCGATCTGGACGCCGTTCGCCACATGCCCTCGCAGAGAGTGAAAGGCGTCCTGGGTGGTTGTCGTCGGCTCCTCGTCCGGATAGGTGGTCAGGTGCTCCATAACCGGCCCGTCTTGGTCGATGGCCACCCACTGACAGCAACAGCTGTGTGCGAAGTGGAGCACCTCTTCCAGGTCTGTCGGCCAGTTGTCCGACATATCCTCGACGCGCTCGGCGACGTGCACTCGCCAGCCGTAGGTGCCGATCGGATCCGTCACAGGCAAGTCGATACCTGTGTCCGGTGTGACACCCATACGCTCTGCGACCTTGCTGTCCAGCAGATCTCTGGTCTCTTGGGAAATGTGCGCAGTCGATACGACGATCATGCGCTGAATTTCGTATGTCATCCGGCCTTCCTCGCGGTAAGTGGGCGGTGCTCCCAGCTGATCCGGTGCTTGTCGGCAAGAGAGGCCTGAGCCCACACGCTTCCCGCCACGCCCTCTGGGGCGATGTGCAGCCAGTCGCAGTGGGTATCCAGCCATTGCACGATCAGGCGCTTGGTCTCTGCGTCGATCTGCCAGGCTGGAACACCACCGTAGAGGTTCACCCCGCCTTCACCCTGCATGAAGGTGCTGACGTAGTAGCGGGACACGAACTGGCCGTGATCTGTGTGGTCGTAGCGGGCGTCGAAGAACTCGATCAGCGGCTCTTCCTCTGCGTGGATCAACTTGTCGTCCAAGCCGTATTTCTGGCCAAACTCAACCAGTCGAATGTTCCACTCGATCTGGTCGTAAAAGGTTGCTGTTTGGTGCATGGTCACTCCTCAGTCAGAATGAAGCCGGCAAACGCGGTCTGCTCGGACCTCACGCCTTTCATGGTGTAGTGGGTATGGACGATGATTCCGGGCATGGCGTAGCCTTCCTCGTCGTCCAGCGGGGCTTCAAGGGTGAAGCCGTGCCAAACCGCCCAGCCGGTAAGTTCGCGGGCTTTGGTGAAGTCCTTGGCAGTTTTGAACTTGACCGTCATCTTGTGCAGGATCTGGACACTCTGTACCCCAGTCAGCTCAAGCACCCTCTGCCCAGCGTCCTCACAAACCTCGTCGTGCTCCTCTGTAGAGAGCTTGAGATGCGGGTAGGGGTAGGCGTTCTGCAGAATCAGTCTCATGCCGCTTCCTCCTGTTCCTCTGCGAGTCTCACGTCGATCAGCTTGCGGATGGCTTCCGCTTGGGTAACCAGATACCGACCGTCGCGGTCCAGCGTCTCCAGCAGCATCCGGATCGGGTCGTCCTCTTCAAGCCCCAGCTGCCTGCACAGGTAGGCCACAGACTCGGTGAATCCGTCCTCTGATACCGCCCGCATCTGGGTACCCGGGCTGAACTCGAAGCAGAACTCAGGACCTGCGAACAGGTGAGTCGCGGCCTTGGCCAGCTCAACGCAATCGAAGATCTGCTCTCCGATCAGGGGCTCGCCGTCTAGTTCGCACTCCCATGACGGCTGAATCTCGACTGAGCTGCCCATAGGGACGTCGTGATGGGACAGGGCGCAGGTGAGTCGGCCGAGGCCGATCTGCTGCAGCCATAGCTTGCCGTTGGAGATGGTGAAAGGGGAGTTCACGGAGACCTTGTCGGCCAGCTCCTCTCCGTCGAAGGCGCACTCTGCGTAAGCGTCTCGACCCCTCCAGTCAGCGTTGCCGATGTCGATTCGCAGGCCGCTGGGCGCCGGCAAGCCTGCCGCTTCGAGGTGGTTTCCGAGCTGTTCAACCAGCTCGGATAGGTGGGATTTGTAATCGTCCCACTCTTCGCCGGTGCCGACATCCCGGCCGTCAATAGACTCAGCGGGCTCGACGATAGGGCGAACTACCGAATCGCAGTGGCCGCAGCGGTGGTACGGGCCGCTTACATGCTCGAACTCGCTACCTTCGTTGTCGTCGATATGGACTGTCTCAGACGTTCCGCACTTGGGGCATTCCCAGCTGTTGAACAGCTCCAGTTCTGCCTTCCACTGCTCGTAGGTGTCATAGGAGAAGTAGCCAGCCACCTGGGACTTGACCACCCCGTCCTCGGTGTAGAGGTGGGCACGGTCTACCACGTCAGTAGCGATGCGCTTGAGCCGCTCCTGAAACTGGGCAGGTTCACAGTTCAACACCCTTGTCGCGTAGTGGAACAGCTGCGACCCGTCAGCCTTGGGGTGGCGGTGCAGGTAGTTCCTTAGCGGGTACTTCAGCTTTTTCTCGTTGTAGTTCACCAACAGCTGGCGGAGCAGGTGGGGCTGCTCGACGAGGTGCAGGCGGCTGAACTGTTCCGGGGTGGCCCCATGGAACATCAGGAGGGTTGGCAGATAGGCTGAGGCGTAGTCGCCCATGGCCGATTTTACGATGCCTTGGTAGAGTTTTTTCATGGCTTTGGTCTCTCGATAACGACAGGGTGCCCAGCGTCGTCCTGCACTTCGTAGCGGCCTTGGTACTGCAGGGCGTCTACCACCTTCTGGCGGTGGGAATCGTCCAGCCCTGCCGCATCCAGAAACGCCTGGACGCTGCACCAGTCGGAGCTGACTTCGCAGTTCAGCTCCCTGTGGAAGTAGGTGAGGCGGTAGGTGCCTCGGTGGCGTATGAAAATCGCGGCGACCTCGGAGCGGGGGTCGAGTTTGGTGGCTCTCACTCCATGTCCTCCGCGGCGTCGGACGGGATGATGTCCACATCCACGTTGTTGTTCTCCCCTGGCAGGGCGAAGACAAAGCTCTTGCGCTTAGGCAGCTCACCGGTTTGCCGGTTGTGGAGGCGCATGTCCTCAAGGGCCTTCCGCACTTGGGTGTGCAGTGGTCCGCCGGGGTCGTTGTGGAAAATGTCCCCGTCTTCCCCAATCTCAAGGATTACGAGCCTGGACTCCACCTCGTGCATCTCTGCGTCGAACAGGCAGTAGTCCTCGAAGGCGTCTGGGCTAATCTCGTAGATCTCCCAAGTTGACTGCGCTTCACTGGGGCCAATCTCTACGCGGGCCTGCAGTCTGACTGAATGGCTCATGCTGTCTTCTCCTCTGCTTTGCGCAGGTGCCATGCCGGGGGAACCGAGCTGTAAATGACGTCATCCTCGAGGGCGTAATAAAGCTGCTCCTCGATGTAGCCCTTGATGTCGTTCTTGTCGTTCTTCCCTCCGGCCTTGACGACGATGCCGGTGAACGTAGGGGTGACCCTGACCATGTGGTGAGACCAGTGGGTGTAGCCGCCGTGGTCGTCCATGTGGTGGAAGGAGGTCTGGAAGGTCAGCAGGTTGTGTGGCGTCTCCGTCTCAGCCATCTGGGTACCTGCATCAAACCCGCTGCCAGACGGCAGGTGGGTCTTCACCAGTCGATCAATCTCCTCCTCTACGTGGTGGAGTTGCTCACGGGTTCGATCATCGAACTGGGGCTTGTCTCGAAGGGTGTTGCGAATCTGGCACAGGGACGCCAGAGCGACGTAGAGCTTTGCTTGTTGCGCCATGGGGTTGGCTCCTTACGGGGTTGTGGGTTGCCGTGTTTGCGTCTCTGCGGGAGGCACGTAACGGGTGCCATGCAACATCTGTCTCGCTAACCACGCCGGTTCGATCGGGTAGTCGTTGAGCAGCTCCCGGCGCTGGCGGAAGCAGTCGACGAACCCTTGGGCCTGAGACCCTTCCTCGTTCTTGAGGATGTCCTCGATGAGCGCCGCCGCCTGCTCCTTCCAGAAGTTGCGGATGCCTACGCAATGGCCGTTGACGACGTACTCGATAGTCGCCGTGGAAGGGGAGCGAAGGTCGAAACGCATCTCGATGTATTCGCCCGGGCCAAGTTCTACTGCATGGGTTCCACACTGCCTGGGGTAGGTCATGATGACGAATCCTCGTAGCTCAGTAGGCGGGCCTTCAGCTCCTCTGCGTCTTCCGGCAGGCGGTAGTCAATGGCATGGGAGTAGTTATCCGGGAGCGTCTCGGCCTTCCTGGCCTTGGTCCCCTCGATGACAGCGCGGACGTCCTCGATGGATCCAGACACCCAGATCACGCGGTCATCTGTCTCATCGGTACCGCCGTCAAACCCGTACCCGAGGATCTCGTACAGGCCGGTTGGCTCGTCGTCTTCATTCCCCACGTCGCGGATCTCGAACCCTTCAGCGGTAAGCAGGTCGCAGAGGTCGCTGGTCGTGGTTGAGTCCCACTCGACCCCGTCTACCAGCCGATGGATGTCCTCCAACAGGGTGGCGGCTCGCTCTACCGTGTCAGCGGGCGCTCCAGCCCCGGTGTCATGCCGGCGGAGGAGCTCTGCGAGCGACATGCTCTCGTAGGTGTCTTCCGAGTGATGCGGCTCGATCTCCTTGTTGCAGGCTGGGCACTTGTCGTTGCAGGCACAGTCCCATTCGTCGATCCACTGCTCACCGCAGGGGCATTCGTAGTGGTTGATATACCTCATACCGTAGGTCTCCAGTCGGTGAACACAAACTCAATCGCGGACCAGACAAAGTAGTAAGCCCACTTGCCTTCGATCTTGCCGCGGTGGAACGTCACGAGAGGGTCCGATTCAATCGGGCTGCCCTTTCGGTACCCAAGCTCCTCTTGGAGCAGCCTGACTTCCTCCACCTTGACGTTCGCAAAGAACGATCTGGAGGTGACCTCGATGGAGCCCTCAATCAGGTCATTCAAGTGCGCTACGTTACCCGGCCAGTTCTCTCGGTTGCTGAAGAAGGGGAGACTGCGCTTAGCCATCTTTGCGGCCCTCCAGCCAGTCCATCACCTTCTTGACTCGCTTAGCGTGGCTCATGTAGGTCTCGCCTCGGCCTCGCGGCGCCATGAAGCTGTAGTGACATTTGCCCAGGCGGACATAGAAGGTGGTCACGTCGCCGCTGTAGAACTCGCTCATGTAGAACGACTGATTTCCGTTTCCGTGTTGCCAGTCGCAGGGCGGCAGTACCTCCAGCGCGTATTCGTACTGCTCCTCGGTGATCTCCACCGGGTCAGTGGTCATGGCCTTCTCTGACTCGGCAATGAACTCGTCAGCGTCCCTCAGCACAGCGCCCGTCCGCTCCTTCATCTCGTCGACGGTGTCGCCGCTGTACATGCCGAACAGCTCGCCGGTTTCGAGGTGCTCCTTCACCCCATCCTGTGCGTTGGTTTTGCCGGGCACCACGAACAGGAGATCCCAGCGAGCCTTGAATTTGGGCACGTCGGTGCCCGCCACTTGAGTAGCGTCAGTCATTTGGTTTGTCCTTGGGTTAGATGGTATGAACGAGCTTGTCGTCGCCGAGGTATACCTCGAACGGGCCTGCCTCGCCGCAGGCATTGGTAAGGGCGTCACGGACGTCCTCCGGCACCTCTGAGCGGTCCCAGAAGCCAGCCCCGTGCCCGTTGCGGGTCAGGGCGAAGTCGTGACCTGCGTAGTCCCAGACGGTGCCTTGGGATGGGTCGAACTCCTTGTGCTCGACGTAGCGCAGGAGGTTCGGCAGGTTCGCATCGAAGAACGCCTTGCACTCTGCGGCGCAGTCCATAGCTGCCTTCTCGGAGATCTCGTACTCGTCAAGGTGCACGTCCTCGCCGGTCACCGGGTCGGTGTCCATGGAGGACCAGAGCAGGGCGGTGATGTAGCCGCGGGTGAAGTATTGGAGGGCGGCGCTGGTACGGGTGTCTTGCTCGTCGGCTGGTGTTTTAAGCATGGCTGACGTCCTCTGCCAGTCGAAATGTCTGCTCCGGGAACTGCTCCCGGAACCACGCGAGGTCCTCTGCCCCGTACTCTGCACGGGTAGGGAGGGCTTTGCTCTTCTCCTCGCAGGTCTGTACTTCCTTCTGCGGCATCCGGCGGCAGAACACCCAGGCCCAGGCTCCGTCATTACGCTGTACTTGTAGCTTCTTCACTTTGCTTCTCCTTGATGAACAGGGTGAAACCGTACCTGGAGCCTGCCAGACCAGACCGGCACAGCTCGCACTCTTGGTTGCTGAACTCCTCGTACCCATCACCATCGGGGTCGTCCTCGGTAGGCTCCACACCGCACGACAGGTGGCCTTCCCGGCCGTTCAGCTCTCGGGCAAGGTCACCGTGGCGATCAGCGCTGAAATCGTCACCAGCGCCCTCTGGGGCGTCGTCGTTCACCCAGTAGTGCAGGCAGTCTTCGCAGACGCTGTATTCATAGGTTTCGTAGTTCATCAGCTCAACTCCTTCATGGCCTGCCGGCCAGCGATCAAGGCGTCATTGATCAGCCCCACGTCAGCAACGATGTGCTTGGCGCCCGGCAGCAGGTTCTCGATTGCCTGGATGCAGAGGTTGAGCGCAGCTCCTACGTTCACCGGTGCGGGCTGGGGCTCATTGAATGACAGGTCGTCGGGGTAGGCGGCGACCACTGATTCCACCCACTTGGTGGCGTCCACGCTTTCAGGGCCTTCTTCCCTCACCTGCTCGATCAGTTGCAGCATCGGCTCGCTGCTCAGGTCGTCCAGCACCTCGTAGGCAAAGATCATCGAGTTGTCGGAGAAGTCGATCAGAGCGGTGATCTCCTGAGAAATGGAGATGGCCAGCTCGCCTACCCCACACATGAAGGCGTCCTCTGCCTCCCACCACTCGGCGTCTTGGTAGGCGTCTGAGTTTTCAACGTAGTTACGGTGCAGGCGGGAGGCGATGTACGCCATATCCGCCGGGTCAAACGGTTTCATGACTTGCATTGGTTTGTCCTTTGGTTGATTGATCTCATCAGTTCCACCGACTGCCGGCTTCGCTCCTTCACAAAACACTCTGGGTGGTTGGGGAACAGGCGGGTGTAGTCGGATGGCTTGCCTCCGGTTTTCGCTGCCCGTTCAGCCGCACTGGGCACGAGCACTACTGGCTTTCCGCAGTATTTGCAGGGCATTGGTTTGTCCTTCAGATTTGAAGAGGGTGGCGCCGGCCGAGTGAGAGAAGGTTCCGCCTTTCATCCCGAGCGGGGCCGGCACCATAAACAGGGGCCGTTACAGTTCGTGGATCTCGTCGAGGGTGAGCCCGCTATCGTCCCACATGGCGGGGTAGACGGTGCCTCGGTACATTCCGACCACTATGAGGTCGTCCACGCCACACTCCCATTCCTCGGCGCACTCTTCCAGAGCCAGTTTTGCTGCCTCCTTGCTGGAGTCTGTGGCAACTGCGGTGTGGTAGGTACTCGTGCTGGACCGGTCCTGCAGGGCGCAGATCACCGTGTACGCCCTGTCCTGGGCGTGGCTGAGGTCTTGGGTGATGGTCACCTTGGCTTCGTACCCCTGGGTCGCGGAGTCTCGGGTGATCAGGACTTTGTGGCTGACGTCTTCCGCACCCAGGTCGAGATTGGCCGAGCTTGCCACGCTCTCCGCAAGCAGCTTGACGATCTGGGGTTGGTTTAACGTGTGAAATATCACCCTCTCGTGGATGATCCTCTCTTTCACAGTGACTCCTCCGCCCGCTCGATGATCCAATCCAGCAGCTCCCAGCGGTCACGACCTTGCTGGGTGTCGCGGCCCCAGTCAGCCTCTGAAACCCCGCCGTCCGGGTCTGGAACCGGGTAGCAGAAAGCCCCACTGTGCTTAGGCCAGCCGGCAGCGAGTTGGCGCACTGCCGTGTAGAGGCTGACACCGAGTTCGTAGGCGTCAAGTATGTCATCCAGATTGGAGCAGATGCCTTGGTAACTTATCGTCGGCCCGTACTTCCTCAGGCGCTTCATACCCTCAACGATCTCTTTCACACTGCCCGGTCTGTCCTCGACAAACCTATCCCATGTAGCATCCAACGCCGAGGACAGGCCATAGGTTAAGTTGGCAATCAGCTCCGCGGCCGAGTTGCCCCACACGACCAGGAAAGAGCCGCGCCGGGCCGTGCCTTCAACGTCGTTGGTAAAGTGGAGCCAGCACTCCTCAACCTGATTGGCCTTGATCATCGCCTCGACATGCGAGAGGCCTTCAGCAGGCTCCCTGCCGTCGCCGTCGTCAATCTCCGTGAGTCGCCATCCACGGTAGTCCAGCTCCGCGATGGTGCGGACCAGGGCGAAGCGCTCCGCCGCGGTGTAGAACACATTTGCTTCAGTCATTTGGCTTGCTCCTTGGTCTTTCTGGTTGGCTCCACGACTACTGCCGCAAACGTCGATGAGCTGAATTTGGTGCTACGGATTTCCCTCGCACATTTATTGAGCGCTGCGGCTACCTTTTTTGCCTGCTTGGCGTCGAGGTAGACCGTCTCCCCGTCAACACCGAGGAAAGACACAGCGGCCCTGTCGAAGAAGCGGTGGATGCCTACGCGCACCTGGTTCATACCGGTAGCCCCAGTTGGTTGTGGCTGTAGATCACCAGCGCGTCCCGCACCTTGTCGCGCTCTACGTTGCGGGTCAGCTCCAGTCCGGCTTCGTCGTAGCCGACCCATTCGCTGCCGTCCCACTGGATATGTGGGTCAGTCCAGTGGGGTACGCGGTGAACAGACAGCTCGAAGACGTCGAAGAGGTCTCGGTTGGCAGCGACGGGGTTGGACAAGCAGACGCTGGTCATGTTGGGGTATGATTTGCTGACGATCAGGTAAGCGTCGGGGAAGTCGCTGACGGGCAGTTGATCGGCGTTGCTTGGGTACGTGTCGATCAGCTCTCGTGCTTTATCCAGGGCTTGGCTAGCTGCTACTGGGCCTTGCCCGAACACGTTCATGAAGTGCCTCAAGTGTCCGGAGACATCTGCGAGCGCGGCGACTAGCGCTTTCGACCCTTTGCCGGCTCCTTTCGGCGCTTCCAGAGCGTGGTCATTGGGTTCTCTCATCAGCTTCTTCAGCTCGCAGCGGACCCACTCGTCAGCGTCCTTCAAGGCCCCGGTATCTCTGGCTTCCGAGTAATCCTTCTCACACTTCTGCTGGAACTCCCAAGCCTCTCTGAGGCCTTTTAGCGGACTAGCCGGCTGTTCGCCCGTGTTGGCCGCATACGTCACCGGCACCTGCTTCAGACCGGTGAGGATCTCGTAGGGCTGGAAGGAGCTGGAAGGGAAGACCGTTCGAGTCTCGAACAGGTGATTGTTCGACAGTTCCTCGAACCGGCCGTGGTCACAGGTTGCGAAGTCATCCTGTCCCTTTCTGCGGTACAAGTAGACTGGCGGCGCCTCCGGCAACTCCGCCAGCATGGCCTTGTAGATCAGGACGGCGATGGTGCCCTTGCTGATCACATGGTCCTTGGTGCGTAGCTCTGCCTCGTCGCCCATCCACGCGGGTATCTCATGGCCGAGATTGCCCAGATGCTCCACCAGCGTGGATGGCGTGTGCTTGTTGCTCGGGTAGGAACGCATCCACCACACAATACTGCGGGCGAGGCCACCCCACTGGGCCTCCGTGGGGTTGAATGGGGCGATTACGTGTTTGGTCATTTTGGTTCCCTGGGAAGGTTTCGGGAGAGGTCGAGGGGATGCACACCGAACAGGTTGGCCATCGGCACCTGTAGTTGCTTGCGAAGGGTGTCCAGAGTCAGCTGCAGCGTCTGAATACGGGCCTGCTCCTCCGTCATCCCGTCCATCATGGCGGCTGCGGCGTTGTAGGCGTCGTCATCGACATAGGGGAGTTCCCCGTAGCCACGGAAGCTATACCCGATAAGCTGGGCGAGTTGCTGGTGGTCCTCCCGGGAGTAGTCACCCCGGGCGATCTCGTTGAGACCAAACCCGTGTTCCGTAGCGAAGTCGAGGAGGTCTCTGACGATCTTGTTCTGCAGGAACCGCGTGTTTCCTGCCTCGTCGACGACGAGGGGCTGGATTGGGGGCTTCTTGGTCATTGCTTTGTCCTTACGTTGCTCATTGATGGCTGGCGGCCTTCCTCCAGCGCCTTGGTGTGTTCTTCCCGCATGGCCGGCGTCCAGGCTGACATTGGGGAGCCGAAGTCCACGCACTGGTCCCAGCGCTGTGCCTGAGCAGTCCAGAAGGAGTAGGGCGGCATTCCGCTACGGGTAGTCATGCGGCTTTCCTCTCGTAGTCCCGAACCAAGATGAACCAGAGCTTTTTCACCTTCTCCGGCTCATCACCGAACATCCACTCCCGGATCGTCTTCTCGATGACCTTGCGGGTGACCGGCTCGTTGTCACTGAACAAGGGGCTGATGTACTTGCTGGTGCGCACGTCAACGGTGTAGGTCTCGCCGTCTCGGGTCTTGTACGTCACCTCTTTGGTGGCCCGCTCGATGGTGTCGAACAGGCCTCCGCTGCCATCAGCGAACTTGACCCACACCTCCAGTACAGTGGCGGGGCCTTGCTGGGCTGCCCACTGGCGCATGGCGGAGTGGAGGCCGTGGTCGGTGTGGAAGTCGCGGGCTTTCGGTTTAGGTGTTCTGGGCATTGGCTTCTGCCTCCATCATTCGTTCGTGAAGCTGCATCAGTTCATCGTGTTCAGCCCGGTATTCAGCCCGCTCCTTCAGGAAGTTGTCGAACGTAATCTCTCCGTCAGGGGCGTAGATGAAAACCCGGATTTGGGTATGGCCACCACGGTCAAAATCGTCAGCGATCTTCCAGACCAGCGTGCCAGGCTTGAAGTCTTGGAGGATCGGCAGGCGCTCTTGCCTGAGGACGTGCTCGGCCAGGTCGAAGTCCTCATAAGCTCCGTACCACTCAGGGGAGAACTGCTCGAAGGTCTCGCTAACGATGGCAGGGATGTCTACCTGCAAGCAGTAGCAGATGTCGTCCAGGGTTAGCTTCGCCGGGGGTTTAGGGTCACCTTCACTGCGGAAGAACACCCATTCGATCAGCTCCTTGAGCTGTTCCTTGGTTTCAACCCTTACCATGTGCATCGGTATGCTCCTTGAATGATTCGTTGAGCATGTCCAGCATCCGGTCTTCGCCTACTCGGTGCAGCGTCTCAAAGCAGTGGTTGCAGCCGACCCAGAGCAGGGTGCGGATCTCATTGAGCTTGTGCCTGCCGTCCTGTACCCCGGCGGCTCCGACGGGGCGCAGGTTCCACGACAAGTCGGTGCTCCCGCAGAAGCTGCAGCGGGTGTCTCTGAAGGAGGACGGGGTCGATTCACTGCGCAGCGTCAAGCTGATCAGTCCCCGGTCATGCTCGGCCATGTTGTCGATCGCCTCCGCTACCGTCTGGTCGAACTGACCCTGCTCCTCCAGCTGGGCGCTGGTGCCATAGTTGAGCTGGGCATGGGAGCAGGCCTCGGCGCTGCGGAGAATGTCACGCAGGTCCTTGAGGGAAAGGCGGCCGAGGTAGGCTGTGAGGATTCTGGCGTGGTTCATTGATCTGATACCTCGTAGTCAGGGTGCCAATGGACCCGGAAGTCGTCGAAGTCCCGCCGGGTCGCCTGGCGGTACTGGTGCGGGTAAACCGGGAAGATGAGGCCGTCCAGGTTGGTGGTGCCGATGGCGCCTCGGAGCACACTGGCGTGGAGGATCTCGACGCTGTAGAACTCCTTGCCTTCCCGGAGCAGCCCCAGGGTGTGGCCTTTGTAGACGACGGCCTTCATTGGTCTGGCTCCGGTCGGTTAAGCACCTCGAAAACGTGGAAGACTAGGCCGTTCTGCATCTGCACGGTGCCAATGAAGGCGAGGTCTACGCCTTCGGGAAGGTTGTGGCCGGTACCTGCCACGATGATCTCTCGGGCTTCGTAGGCACGGTGGCTGTCGTCCACCTTGGCCCAGAGAAATATCTGGTCACCTTGGGCACCGACGGACAGGATCCCTGACTCAGCCGGCATGCTGATTACCTCTTGCGCCGTGTGGATGAGGTATTTCCAGACTCTGTAGGTCATGGGTTAGCCTCCTACGCGATGAACTCACGGATGCGGGCGGCGACCTCTTCCGCTCTGGTTCCTTCTTCTCCCGTGTAGCTATCCGGGGAGAAAAGGTGCCGGGCTTCCTCGTAGTAGATGCCGAAGAAATCCTCTACCGCGTCCCAGCCGGACGAGTATCGGTAAGAGGGGAGGTCCTCGTATGCCCGCAGCCCTTGCTCGTTGAACCAAGGGTCGAGGCAGGCATAGCCAACCGCACAGGCGACCGTGCCGCACTCGTGGTGCTCCACCTCGTCCTCTGACAGGCCGGAGGCTACAGCGGTGTCCTTCACGTCCATGAAGCAGAGGTCTTGGGTCTTATGGACCCAGACGGAAAGGTTGAATGGCCTACGTTCCAACGCCACCTTGTCCAGCAGCTCTGCCAATTTCGTCAGTCGTTCAATATTCATTGTCTTGGTTCTCTTCGGTTGGTGAGGTTTCGATGGGGTCGATGTCGGGTTCGCCCATCTCGTAGAAGCACTCCTCGTCCGGGTGGTACCCCTCCCAGAGCCGCACCTCTGCATGCAGCGGGCTGCCACGTTCAGTCGTGATGATCACGTCCAGTATTTGGCGGGAGGAGAGGTCACACTCGAGCGCCTTCACCTTGTTCTCCAAGTCGAAGAACAATTCGGCCATGGCCTGTGAGTTGCCGTAGCGCTTCTCAGCCCAGAGGTAGCCGAGGTTGGCCCACTCGCCGACCTTGTAGCTGAGCCTGTTCCACGGGTACTCAGGCTGGTGGCGGTCAAGGAATCCCTGCACCATCGCCTCCAGGTCGGCCGAGTCCGCCTTGTCGCCCCGCGGTATCTCAAACAGGTCGTAGGCCTCAGCCGGGTCGGGCAGATCGCTCAGTTGGAATCCGAAGTCCTCCGCCTCGATCAAGCCGTGAAGCTCCATGCCCAGCCCAACGGGGTTGGTGAAGTTCACCCCTGTCAGGCACTCATACCCACCTTCGTACCGGCCAAAGATGATGGCCCCGAACGCAGCAATCTCTGCGGCTGGGCCTCTCAGTCCGGGCGGGTGTTCGAGCAGGTCATGGGCGGCGGTAAGGGAATCCCCGGGGGTGAAGTAGTCAGGGGGCGTTGTGCTCCAGCCACCCAGGCGGGTCGCCGTCGGGGCGGTAGATCAATTGGTGCTCAGTCATCGGGTTGCTCCTTGAAGGCCCGGCCTTACGCTTGGCCGTGTTTACGGCTTAACGGTCCCACCCAAGCCGCTGCGCCTGATGCATCAGTACCTCGTACAGGTCATCAGCGATCCGCTGGGCCAGCTCGGCGTCACTCAGGTGGCCGCTGCGCTCCAGCCTGCCGGAGTAGGAGAGCTCCACCTGATTCGGGGTCTTGTCGTGGTAGGTCTGGCAGAACCCCAGCACCCACTGGTAGTCGTCGTCATCGGCACCTACCGGCTTGGCTGCCCACAGCTCGGCGCTGATGTGCGGGTAAAAGTCGGCGTCGAACAGCTGGCTGGCTGGCAGGATCTCAGGCTCGCCGTCCTGGCCGTAGGCCACGTCGCTGATCAGGCAGCCGACCGCGCACATGGCACCGTCGTCACCTCGGTAGGCGCACCCTTCTAGGGGTTCCCGGTTGGTGAAAGACCGCCGGCGCTGGGTGGCAAGGTGCGTGGCCATCTTGTCCACGATCGGGGCGAAGATGGCCAGCCTGCCGATGAGGTTGGTGGGTGGGGAGTAGACCGGCTGGTAAGGGGTGAGATTCATGGTTTTGACTCTCGGTTTTTGAGTGAGATTCATGGGGTTATCCTCAGTCAGTGAGCGACAGTTCCGCCGCCAGTTTTCCTGTCACCCAGCCGAACTCCGGCATGAGGGACTTCTCGACGTTGGGCCGGCTGTCCTCGGCGCGGATGAACCCCAGCACCTTGCAGCGGTCCTCCCACACCGACAGCTCCGCCTCCGCCAGTGCCTCCGCTGCCCGCTGAATCTGGATCGACCAGATGCGGTATGCCGGGCTCGGGTTGAATCCCTCCGTGAGCTGGTTGGCAAGGTGATGGGCCTCCTCAGCCGTGATGAACGTCACCTTCCGGCGGAGCAGATCATCCACGGCGTAGGACAGGAACGAGGCCGGGGTGATGCCCACGTTCTGCGACAGGGCGAGCAGCTGGGCCGCCGTCATCTTCCCGTGCCGGTTTTCCCGCCACGCCCGGCAGATAACCAGACGCTGGGCCAGGACGAGGCGCGGGGTGTCGATCAAGGTGCTGCCATCCCACGGCGCATAGGCCACCGCATTGCGCACCTCCTCGTGGGTCACCGGCTCATCGTACTCATAGGGCGCCGGCAGCTCGGTGGCGTTGGCCTTCTCAACCGCGAAGTCCAGGTACGGGGCGACGACATCGAAGCGCACCGGTTCCATTGCCACCATCTTGGCGAACGGCTCGGTGCCGGGACGCTCCAGCAACGCCTTGATGACGTTGCTGCCCTTGCGCCGCTCCTTGATCGGTGTGTCGGCGTAGGGCAGGGGGCAGTAGTAGGGCCGGTTGAACGCCTTGAGATAGGCGTCCTGTGCCCGACCAAACCCGGTGAGACGCAGCGCCGACACCCCTTGGGCATCGACGAAGCTGCCCATAGAGGCGTTCAACATCTGCAACGCCAGCAGCGGGGAGATGGCTTGGAGGTGCTCCGGCAGGTCGGCCAGGCCCTTGTACGCATTCTCCCTGACGGCCTTGGTCGGCCATTGCCGGTGGCGCAGCGCCGACCAGTTCGGGCGGCCATGGCTGCGAAATAGCAGGTTGAAGGTGCTGCGGTTGGTGGGGGTCGGCTCCTTGTAGACGTCAGGCGGGGTGACGTCGTGGCCGAGGGCAGTGAGGAGGTTGTACTCCCAGCTGCGAAGGCCTGCTTCCTCATCTTCTGGAGTGCAGGTATTACGCAGGGTTTGGTAGGTTTTCATGCGATTCCTTGGGGCTTAAAAAAGTCGGAATGAAACAAGCACTTTTTTTGTCCGCCGGTGGAGCAGCGAGTCCTAAGCTGTCGCCTAGTGTTAGCAAATGTCTCCTAGTGGATGCGATTGTCACCGGTATTAAAAAATCCCGAACACGGTGTTCAGTATCTTTTACGATATTCGCAAGTGCTTGATTTTACTGGGTTATTTCCTGTCCACAAGTGGACGCTGTAGTGGTGTGAATGAGTACAAATTGCGACCTTAACGGGGGTTTCAGGCGAATTTCTGGGGTCGTTGGCACCTTGGTTGACGGGGAAGGCGACAGTTTTGGATGACGGGCTTGGTCAGCGGATGAGAGCTGTTCTCATTCTGGGACCAGATTTGGGCTAAATCAGGCTGAGATTGATGTGATTGATTATGGGCTGGATAGGCCGAGATAGAGGCTTTCCGAGTCAATCAAGCAGCGTGATGTCGTGAGGAGGTAGGAAGTGGCTGGGGGTTTGGTTGTTTTTTCGTAGAGACTCTGCGCTGAAACGCCTAATAGACTTTCAAAAAAACTTCTGCCGAAAAAATTTTTTCGGCGCTCCCAGAGCAAATTCTGGAGAATCTATGGAAAAACACACACCACAACCATCACAAAACGATCCCCTATATATATATAAATAAACAATAATTATATTTATATATTATAAGGGGCCGTTATATTGCTCCTTTCATATTACCGGCCCGTTATATAACCCAAACCCAATACAAAACTCTCAATCAAGCCCAGGGCTTGAGGTTGTTCCTACCACGCTGCCCAAACCCGAACCCGCGCCGACGCACCGGGCCGGAGCCGAACTCGTGCCGCTTCCAACCCGGCTGCTTGCGCCCAATCAGCCAGCAGACCGCTGCGGCACCGAGGATCATCAAACACAACGCCAGCCACAGCCCCAGGAAGGCCGCTGCCGGCGCTGAAAGGTCGAAGGTGCACCCAACCCACAGGGCCAGTTCCTGCGTAACGCTGGGCGACGCTGGGGACGCCTCACAGAATTGGTTTACAGGCATGTCAGGTGCTCCTTGAGGTCGCTGGGGACCTCGCTGATGACCTTGGAGCCGGAGACGCCGCTGGTGCCGTAGCTGCACAGCACCCCGGCGACCTTGGTGAGTGCACACGGGATCGAACCGTGCGCGGTGGCTGGGAACCAAACAAGGCCCGGGAAGGCCTCTGCGGCTTCAGCTGCGAGCTGCTCAGCGGCGACGTCGGTATCAATGCGGGTCATGGCGGTTACTCCCTGATCAGTCTGGTGACGCCGACGATGCGGCCGTTTTGGTCCCGGATCGGGCCGTCATTGGGGCCGGTACCGGGGGCGAGGACGTCAGGCCGGCTGATACCGGCGGTTTTGAGGGCCTTGAGCACCAAGCTGGAGGTGACGTAGTGGACGCCCTCCTGCGGCTCTGGCAGGCCCTCGACCTCGCTGAAGGCGTTTTCGTAGACCGGCATTCCGCCGACCTCACCAACGAACACCGAGGAGGATCTGACACGGGCAAGCTGGCCGCTGACCGGCAGCTCGACCACGCCGTCGGCGGTGTAGAGGGTCAGGGCGTGAGGGGTCATGTTGATCAGTTGCATAATTTTTTCCTTTTCGGGTAGCCACCTTTGCGGCTACCCGTCTTTGCGGTATTGATGGCCACCTTTGCGGCCGTTCGTCTCCGGCTTTCAGTGTTCAGGATAGCGAACAGCCGGTTTTGATACTTGCCGTGTTTACGGCTTTGGGGCGGCGCCGGGCACGTCCATGGCGGACAGGGCGGCTGTGAGAGCCTCAGCGGCGGCGTCAGCGTCGATCCGGTTGGCGGTGGGGCCGTGGGTATGGTTAAGCGACTCACGGACCTCAGCGGGGCGCTTACGCAGCGCCTCGACCATATCCCGCTCCCCAAGGGAGTGGGCATTCATCATCGCCGCTGGGATGGCCATGAGGAATCCTGGCTGGGTGTAGTCGGCCGCTTTCAGCCGTTTCATCTTGATCTCGCAGTTGAACCGATGCGGCATGACGCCGTAACGCTCCGGCATGATCCGGCGCAGCTTGCCGATGACGCTGCGCGGGGTGTCGGCAGCCAGGAACAGGCTGTGAACCGCGTAGACAACGCCCTGCTCTTTGAGGCGCAGGGTTACCAGATAGACGTTAGGACGAGGCAGCTCGCCGGCTGCGATAAACAGGCTGTGATTCGGCATTGTCTTGGTTCCTTGTTTTATTTGGTCGGCTTGGCATCGTCAGTGCGCCGGGAGCCACCCGAACGCAGACCGCCAGCACGGGGCTGGCGGTTTCGCCGTTGGTTGGGGATCAGGTGGCCGAGGTCAGCCACAGCTCGTTGCGTGTCCACTTCCAACCGAGGACGCTGAAAGTGATCTGGAGCACTTGGCGGACCTGCAACGGGTCGCCGGTCTCCAGTGCCAGCTCAATGGCGTGGCTTGCCTGACACGCTGCGACGAAGTCCGCGATGGACTCCACGCCGCCGTTCATCTGCTTGCCGAGCTGGCGGAGGCTGCCGCGAACGTCGACGGCAAGGTGTTTGATAGCGTTGGTTTTCATGTCTTGATTTCCTTGTATTTATCTATGTATTAGGGGTTTTCTGACCAACTATCAGCGCCGGTCTGGCTGGGGGTTTTGATAGTTGGGCCGGCTGATAACCGGATAATAAAAAGCCCGTCCAGACAGTGCCTGGACGGGCGTACACGCGCGCGCGAATAAAAAAGCCCCGACCGGAAGCCCGGTCGGGGTGTGGGTTAGGCCTTGGCCTTGGGTGCCGCCTTTTCCTTGCTGGTCGGCTTGATTGCCGCCAGTTGCGCGGCCTTGTCGCCGTCCACACTGTCCGGCGCGGCCTTGGTCAGCGCTGCGCTTGCCACCTTGTACAGTTCGGCCAGTTGGTCGGACAATGCGACCGCTTCGGCATTGTCGGCCAGCTTGACGCCGTTTTGCAGCGCCTCGGCCAGCTTGGCCATACGGTCGGCCAGTTGTTTACCGGTCAGCGGTTTAGGCGGCTGTTCCGGCTTTTCCTCTTTTTCGACCGCTTCAAATTGTGCAAGCGTCAATTTGAAAGTCTGGCCATCGGCCAGCACTTCGGCCAGTTGGCGGCGTTCGGCTTTTTTGCTAAGCGTCCAGCCGTCAGTAATGGAATATTGCAGGCCTTTTGTATGTGCTTTGATATACGCCACGACCCGGCGACTATCAGCAGACGGCTTGCCGCTGGCGGTCTGACACGCTTTCATCATATTGTTGAGCCAGTCGGCTTGACCGTTCAAGATAGCGTGCGCTGCTGCTGCGTTGGCCCAGTCGCCCAAGGCGTCAAGCGCTTTTGCCTTGGTAGTGGCGAAGCCTTTCATTGTTGCGCTGGTAACTACTTTGCCGCGGATAATGATTTTTTGATTTGCCATTGTCTTGATTCCTGTATTGATTGTGTAGTTTTTCTGCAATGCCCACTGTCATCAGTGGGCATTGTCGAATAACCAAGGCGGGCGCGGTGGCCCGCCATTTTCGTTGTCTTGACTAGGTACCGAGGCGAATCGGTTGCTCTTTTGATTGCCGGTCGCCGGGCGCAAAGGCCGGGCAATGCATGGCGACGCTCGATCAAGCGGCAACGGGCGCAGTTCGCCCGTCGTTTCCGCTTCGTTGTGGTCGGTTGCCTAGTCTCCAGATTTTTAAAGTCGTGGTTGCTCAAACCACTACATACCCCATGCCCGCTAAATGGTAATGATTATCATTATCAATGGCTCGCCTTGCCCCCATTCAGTCGCCTATATAGGCGCCGTCCGGGTGGCGTGGCCAGCAACTGGAAAAGCACGACACTCTGACCAACGGCCCGCCATGCGGTGCCGTGACGGTGACAGTGGAACAATCGGCAAGCCTTCGGCCTTACCGAAAATCCACGGTCACTAGGGAAGCGTCCGGGCCAGTGGTGCGCCCGTTGCAGTTGCTGGCCGGTGGCCAGCGGGTGGAAGTCGGTTTTTAAAGAGCGGGGCGGGTCAGAGACCGCCGGTCAGACCGGAAAGCCGTAAAGCCGCTTTGCCGTGTCGACAAGGCAAAGATTAGGACAGTGGCCCGAGTGAGTCAAGCATAAATTGATTCTTTTTTAGGACATTTCACGCCACACCCCGCCCCGTCTTTTTTGACTACTCCAGAACGTCCATCTTCCCCTACCACCCCGCCCAAAATTTTCACATTTTTCAAAATCCCAGCCACAAACAAACCCCAGACCACCACTCCACCCACCACCAAAACCACCACAAAGCCCAGTAAAATCAACACATTGCGCCGATTCACCACCAACTTTCCCCAGACCGTCACAGGCCCCTACAGCCACAACCAAAATGGCCAAACCAGCGCCACCCCCGCGCCGGCGCAATCCACAATCGCCGGCGCACCCAAGCCCAGAATTGGCTGCGAAAATCGCAAATTTGCCGGAATTACGGCTTTACACCTCGGCGGGGTCGCTGGTATAACTTAGCCCGACTTCAATTACAGAAATTTCTAAGGCAGGCACATGAGCAAGAAGCTGAACACCATCGTCGACCTCACCACCTCCGTCCGAGATCAGCTCGGATGCACCAAGGCAGAGGCGCGTCGCGCTGTCGAAGCGGTACTCAACTCCATCAATGATTTGTCTGAAGACAAGAAGCTGCAGCTGAAGGGCTTCGGTACCTTCCAGATGAAGACCCGCGCACCGCGCAACATGATTGCCCCTGCAAACGGCCGCGAGTACCACATCCCACCGACCCGCAACCTGACGTTCCGTCCGTCCAAGATCGCCGGTCGCGTCGTCTGATGTCAGAGCAGTTCATCCCGAAAGGCTACGTCGAGATGCGGGCAACCCATCTCGCCACCGAGGAGCTGATGTCTCCTCGGATGGAGCTCAAATCCCGCGACCCCAAGCTGCTCAACAGCCTGGACGACGTCGTGGGCGGGCTTCGTGAGGGCTTGATCCCTGAGCAGCTGTGCTCCGCTCTGGTCGATGCAATGCCTGACGCCACCCGGCGCCGAATGGTGCAGAAGTCTGCGGGCCTCGATGCCACGGTGATCATGTCGCTGAAAACCATGCTTGGCAGGGTGGACGCGGTCCTCAGCAGGGTAGTGAGCGAGGACGGCACCCCTGCCGGCAGGGACGAAGACCTTCCGATCTCGGTGAAGGACGCGCTGAACATGGCCATCCGGGTCTCGCAGGTAATCACCAAGGACCTGCCCAAGGTCTACCAGGTGGACCGCCTGCAGCGCAGAGAGGAAGCGTTGGCTTTAGTCATGGAGAAACACATGACGCCTGAGCAGCAGGACGCGCTGCTGGAGGAGCTTGAGAAGCTGGAGGGCTCTGTTGTTGAGTGATAGTAGTGCCTAAAGGCTATCACTAAGAGCTATTTCGCTGTTATTATTGCTGTATGGACATACAGTTATTCCGAATTATTTCGGGTTTTTACTGGTTAGGTAGGGTGGTCTCGATTCACCGTACCGGCTAAATGCAACAGGAAGAGAAGCAATGGAAAAACAACAAGTTAAAGACATCGCACCAGGTCAATACCGCATTTTCGGCGGCCTTCGCATTACCGTTAATCGCAGCGCCTATGGTGATGTGAGTTGGAATGCCGGACGCCTCACCTGGCTGGTATCCATGCTGCTCAAGGCCCGTCGCGCCCTCGGTAAGCAGTCCATCAAGCTGGATCCGGTGACCGTATGAGCGGGATGTCCTCCAGGCTGAGAACACGCCTGAGCAGGGAGGACGGTCTCCGAGAGCTGGACAAAGTTGTCCAGCGCTACGGGGTCGTGAACGGGAAGCCTTTCTCGTTCAAGGACCACGAGTTCCAGATCGAGATTATCCGCGACACACGCTCCAGGCAGTCCGTCCGCAAATGTTCGCAGGTGGGGCTGTCTGAGCTGATGGTTCAAAAGACCCTGGCGCTGGCCACGGTCTTTCCTCACAAACGCTGCATTTTCACGTTGCCCACCCTCGAGTTCGCCAACAAGTTCTCAAAAGACCGTTTCGACGCGGCCATTGAGAACTCGGAGCACTACAACGCGATGGTGGTCAAGGCGAACAACTCGGCCAGCCAGAAGAAGATCGGCAGCTTTACCCTGTATGTGGCCGGCAGCTTTGGCAACAACTCGGCGATCTCAGTACCAGCCGAGATCCTCATCAACGATGAGGTCGACTTCTCCAACCCCGAGGTGCTCGGCAAATTGTCTTCCCGCCTGCGACACGCGGAGCTTGAGGATGAGCGTGGTTACCGTGGGATGCGGAGCAAGTTCTCGACGCCGACAGTGCACGACTACGGTATCGACGGTGACTTCGAGAACGGGCACCAGGCTTACTACATGGTCAAGTGCAGCTGTTGCCAAGAGTGGGTGCTGCCGAATTTCTTCGAGGACTTCGTGGTGCCTGGATTCGATGGGGCCATGGCGGAACTGCGAAAGGGCGACCTGTCCAACCCTCGGTACCGGTTTGACGAAGCAAGCCTTCGGTGCCCGTCTTGCCGTGGTGACCTGTGGCCGGCGCTGTGTGACCCATCACGCAGGCAGTGGGTAGCGAAGCGGCCGGACGCTTGGGAGCACAGCTACCAGGTCTACCCATGGGATGCGCCTAAGTACAACCCACCAGGAGTGGTAATCCGCCAGCTGGGTGACTACCCACTCATCTCTGACTACTACAATTTTGTGCTCGGCGTACCTCACTCTGACGCCGAGAACAGCTTCAACGTCGAGCAGGCGTACAAGGACCGGATTTCTGATGTAGAGATGTGGCAGTATCTCGTCGGAACCGTAATGTCGGGTATGCGCAATGCCGGTGTTGTCGCCGGCATGGACATCGGCAAGATCTGCCACTTCGTCGTCAAGGCTAAGGCTGGCAAAAACTGGCACGTCGTCTACGCCGAGAAGATCAAAAACACCCGGGAGAACCCGGCGACCAAGGAGATTATTGGGCGTATTGACTACTTCAGGTGTGCGAAGGTGTGTATTGACGCTGGCCCTGACATCACCCTGGTCAACAACTTGGTTGAGGCCCGCCATCAGGTGTCGGCGGTGGTCTACGTCCGCAGCATCAAAGGTCTGCAGCCGTTCGAGGTGAAAGGGGAAGGGGAGGTTATCAACGCCGACCGAACCAAGACCCTGAAGGAGCTTCTGGCGAAGCACAACAGCGGAGAGATCCGCTACATGCGGCGCCAGGACATCCGAGACGAGATTTTCAACCACCTCAAGACCACGAAAAAGATCAGGGAGCGCAGCTCGGACGGCGACATGGTCGAGCGGTTCATCAAGACCAGTGATGACGACCACTGGGTTCACGCGCTCAACTACGCGCAGATCGCGGCAATGGTCGTGTCATCCTCGCTGACCACCGGCGTTATCGGGGTGCTGCCGGGCGTTTCGACGGTCAGGGTGGGGTCAGCGGCTGGGGACTAGGGCGCCGTCGCGCACCTTGTAGCTCATGTCATCGTTTCTGACGGCGCAGTTGAACCCGTCCTCACCGTAGTAGCTTTCGAGGCTATTGCTGTCCTTCTCGACCGGGCCGTTGTTGGTCAGCTGGTAGAACGTGGTGTACGTTACATCCTGGTCAGAAATAGATACGCAGGTGTCTCCAGATGGGCCACGGAAAATCGTGACTCGACTGTCTACTGAGTCAGACCTCACCTTATACGGTGGCGCTTCTCCTGTACCGCAACCGGCCAAGCCAACAACCAACGCGCCAACAATCAACATCCTCATCCTAAGTAACTCCTCAGCTTGAACTTTAGCCGAGTCTACCATGCAAATAACCGTTTGCTACTTGACAGCTTTTTCCTTATTCTCTAGCGCAAATGCGGCTTTACGGCAATACGGCAAGGTGAATGGCAGCCCAGAATCCGAGTAAGAGCAGATCAAGAGGCCAGAACGTCGGTTCTGGCGTCGTGCTGCCTAAAAAGAATCTGGCAGGCAAAGCCAAGGCGGCTCGCCCTGGATCTGACCTGGACAAGGGCCAGACCCTTCGCAACGAGCTAAACACGCACGTTGCCAAAGCGATCAAAGAGATCCGCAGCCGCACCAACGTCAACGAGATCATCCGTGTCCTGTCACGCGAGGACGGCCTGTTCAGCGCCGCAATGAACAGCATGGTGGCGATCTCCGCGAACAGCGGCTTCCGTATCGCAGGTCGAGACGCCAGCGGTGCCATGAGCCTCGAGGTGATGTCAGTTGCCTACCTGCTGTTCGACCGCTTCAACACCCTGCACGACTACAGCAAGGGCTACAACGACAAGCCGGGCAACCAGTCGCTTCTGCACACCCTGCAGATTGACGTGGTAGGTACAGGCGGCTGTGGCTTAGAGCTGGTGCTGGACAAAGAGTTCGGCCCTGAGCGTATGGTGCCGATCGGTTACTCGACCATCGAATGGGAAGCGGATGGCCAAGGCGGCCGGTACCCGGTGCAGGACAGCGGTGACATCAACCTGAACCTGCCTACGGTCTTCATCGGGGAGCACCACCGCAACCCGGACGAGGCCTACTCTGTCAGCCTGCTACGTCCAGGCCTGTCCCACACCATCACGTTCAACGAGTTCCTGGAAGACATGCACCGCGCTGTCAACCGGGTCGGCCACAGCCGCCTTGTAGCCACGCTGTTGTCTGAGAAGGTCAACGCGGCGATGGACGACGAAACCCGGGCCAGCCCACAGAAGGCAGAGGCTTTCTACAAATCGGTTAAGGAGCAGGTTGAGGAAGCACTGGCAGGACTGGAGCCGGAGGACGCCATTGTTGCTTATGACAGCGTCACCTACGACGTCAAGGACACCGGGGGAAGCAAGTCTGACTACAGCTCGCTGCTGTCTACCTTGGGCAACTTGTTCGGCGCGTCGCTGAAGACCCCTCCGGCGGTATCCGGGTTACGCGCTGAGGGCGGCCAGGGCCTGTCCAACGCCGAGACGCTGATCTACCTGAAGGTTGTCCACGGCACCCGCGCCCCTGTCGAAGAGACGGTAAGCCGGGCGCTCACTCTGGCTGTTCGCCTGTTGGGTATCGACGGCTATGTGAACTTCGAGTTCCTGCCGATCAACCTTCGGCCCGACGAAGAGCTGGAAGCGTACAAGGGCACCCGTCAAAAGCGCGTCCTTGAGCAGCTCAGCTTGGGCCTGATCAATGACGCAGAGGCCTGCTTCGCCCTCGGCCTGCGCCCCCAAAGCATGGTTGCAGAGCTTGCCGGTACCGGCTTCTACAGCAAATCCAACACAACCGGCGGTGAAGAAGGTGAGCGCGATAGCTCTACCGGCCGAGCGCTGAACCCCGGAACACCATCAAAATCCGGAGGCGATGACCAGTGAAGACTTACGGCAGAGTCTGGCTCGGTACTGAGGAGGCGTACATTGCCCTTCAGACTATGGAGCAGAAGTATTTTGGCCAGGAGGCTCCTCAACCTGTTGCGTTCTTGGACGACGACGACCACGACGACGGCATGGACCGCGACTTTGGGGTTTCCCGTGCGCGTATCGGCCTCATGGCCTTGGAGCGTGTAGGTAGTACCGCGGTCATCAAGGTGCACGGCACCCTGACCAACACCCACCGCTGGTGGCACCGGTACTTCCAGGGCGAGCTGACCAGCTACGAAGTAATCCAGGACGCCCTGAAGATTGCACGGGAAGATGACGGTATCGACCTCATCTGCATGGACTACGCCACCGGTGGCGGCCTCGTCCGTGGCCTGGACATTACCTCTCAACACATCTCGATGACCCGCAAGGTCAAGCGAGTTGTGTCTCACACCGACAGCTCCGCATTCTCTGCCGGCTACTGGCTCGCCTGTAACAGCGACAACCTGTCGGCCAGTCGGATGGCTGAAGTCGGGTCTATCGGCACCCTGTTGGTTTCCTACGTGTTTGCAAACACAGAGGAGAACCAGGGCGTTACCTACCGGGTGTTCCGCGCTGGGGAGTTCAAGGCGCTGGGCAACCCATACGAGGACCTGACTGAAGAGGCGGCGGCCTATATCCAGCAGAACCTCGACAAAACCAATTCCTTCTTCCTCGAGCACGTCGTAGCTCACCGCAATCTCGCAATGGCCAACAAGGCCGCGTGGGGCGAGGGCAAGACGTTCTTCGCCGAGGAAGCAATGGCAGTAGGACTTATCGACAGGATCGCCAACCTGTCGGAAGTAGTGGGGAGCGGCGCTTCCCAAACATCAACCAGTGACCCCCGGAGGTTCGAGATGAAAATCTCAGCGGAAAAACTGGCTCAGATCGAGGCGGGCGCCGATCCGAAGGACGTGCTCACCACCGAAGAACTGGCCATGTACCAGGAGCAGCTGGCAGCTGGCTCCGAAGAAGAGACTCAGGACCCAGCAGCAGACGCAGGCGGCCAAGCCCCTGAGGACGGCGACGAGCCAGAAGCGCAGAAGCCCTTGGCCTCTGACGTTGTTGCGGAAGTCAAGTCTCTCAACAAAGAGATCGGCCGACTGGAAGCCAAGCTCGAAGCTGCTGAAGCGGCAGCTGAAGAGCTGAAGCAAAAGCTGGCTGCGAAAGACGCCGACGTGACCGCCCTGATGGACGTCTCCAAAGTTGCCGTAGACAAGCTCTGCGTGGCACTGGGCAAGCCGTCCGAAACTATTACTTCGCCGACCGCGATGGTTGCTCGCTACCAAGAGCTCACCGCCGAGATGGGCAAGAAGTTCAAAACAGGTCGCCAGACCACAACCCCGACTGAAGACCCGGAAGGCCCAAAAGCCACCGGTAACTTCCGTCATAGCATGTAAGGAGGCCGACCATGGCTGATTTTGCATTCAACCTGTTGGCGCAAAACCCTGAGCGGTTGAACGTCATTTCTACCCGCCTCGGCGCCTCCAAAGCCGAGAAATTCAACGACGCTGATGTAGGCAAGGCTGTGAAGCTCGGGACTGCTTCCAACCACGTTCTGTGTGCGTCTGGTGACGAGATCCAGGCTATCGTCGACAGCATCGACAGCGGTGGCACCAACGGCGGCTACAGCTTCGGCGGTGTTGACCGCGGCACCCGTGGCTTCCGCGTCAAGGCGGTGATCGGCCCCAACCAGGGTGCGACCGCTGCAGCGCTGGACGATCTGGTCGTTGCAGACGATCAGGTTGCCGTAAACACAGCAGGCATCGCCCGCGTAATTACGGGCACTCCGACAATCAACAAGTGGCGAATCATGGCTATGAACGGCGACGGTACTGCTGGTACCGAAGTCATTCTCGAGCTGTGCTAATCAGCGGTCAGTAAAGGAGACCCCTAATGAAGACCTATGAAGTCCAATACTGGGCGCTGGAAAACGGCAAAAGCGTTGTCAAAAGCGTCAAGCTCGACGTAAGCGCCTACAAGAAGGCAGCAGAGAAGGGCATGACTCTGCGTCAGTATGTTCGCACTCAGGCGGCCGATTTTGACCGTTCCAAGGGCGACGTCCTGGATCAGATGTACGCCAACTCCGGCCTGTTCGACCAGCGCAAGTTCAACATGCCGGGCATGACCTTCAAGGAAATGGAAAACGAGGCCTTGGCCGCCGATTTCCGTCGCACTGATGGTAACGACACCAGCCTGGGCGCCCGCCTGCTGTACCCGCAGCTGATCCTGGAAACCCTGAACACCGCCGCGCTGCGCGACGACGGTAGCGACATCATCGCCAAGTGGGAAGGCATGATCGCTGTCAACCGCAGCGTCAACGGTACCAAGGTTGAGCAGCCGACCATCGACGTAACCGGCCCGGAAGGCAGCCGCAGCGGTCGAATCACTCAACTGGCTGAGCCGGAAACCCTGATCAGCATCACCACCGGTGATCGCTCGTACCGCATCCCGACCAACTCGATTGGTCTGATGATCTCCAACGAAGCGATGGCCGAGACTTCCATCGACCTGGTGACCACCGTGCTGTCGGCCCAGGCCCGTGGTGAGCGTGTCCGCCGCATCACTGAGATGCTGAAAGCGATGGTGCTGGGTGACGAAGACATGGGCATCGCCCCGCTGCCTGTCGTTAAAGCCAACACCTTTGACAGTGGCATCTCTGCGGCCGGCGACATCACCAAACGTGCCTACATCAAGTGGCTGCACAGCAAGCAGAAGGTCTGCGACATCAGCCGCGTCCTGACTGACATCGACACCGCCCTGAGCGTCGATGAAGGCCTGCTGCCGACCGTCACTGGTCAGGACTCCAGCAAGATCGTCACCCCGTTCAGCGGCATGAACCTGGACATCACCATCCCGTCGATGATCCCGTTCGAGGCTGACCTGTTCGGTTCCGGCCTGCTGGTTGGTCTGGACCCGCGCTACGCGATCCAGCGCACTGTGAACGTCTCCGCGGCGTATGACGCCATCGAAGAGTTCGTGATGCGTAAGGCCACTGGCTTCCGCGTTGACTTTGGTGAGACTGCCAGCCGCCTGTACGACGAGGCTTGGTCCGTACTGTCCCTGGAAGTCTAACCGACCCGAGTAGGCTGAGAGCCTGGGCAAGGACGCCCGAACTATGAACAACGAGGTGAATCATGGCTATTACCAAGAAAAAGCCGGAGACCGCTGAGCCGGTCGAGGCAAAAGTAGAAGTGCCAGCCACTGAGCAGGCGGAGAGCAGCGCCCCTGAAAAGGCCGAATCCGCTGTAACCGAAGCGCAGGAACAGGTTGAGCCAGAAGCCAATGAGGAAGCCGTGAAGGCGTCCGCTGAAATGGTTAAGGTGCGCAACATCTCCAAGGGGTTCCTGCAACAAACCAGCACCAAGATCCGCGTCGAGGCCGGCAAGGTCGGCGAAGTCAAGCGCGATTCTTGGGTAGACCTGCAGGTCCGCGCCAAGCTGCTGGAGCTGGTGTAAGTGGACGTCCTCGGCCTCACTTCCTATGCGCAGATCAGAGGAGTCCTCACAGTCTCCCAAACGGACCTGCCTGACGAGTTGCTTCAGGGCTTTGGAGTCGAAGACGACTTGGCCGAGCACCTCGCCGGGTGGGCGCCTGATTACGCAGCGGTTTCTGTGGCCGGGGACGAACGCAAGGCGAGACTGCTTCGGCTGTTCGCTAAGTATTACTGTGCGAGCGTGATTGCCCGCACAGCACCGGTTTTTGTCCTGACCAAGATCTCTGACGGCTCGAACGAGGGTCAAAGGTCAGGAGAAGGACTGGCCCATCTCGCTACGTCACTGCTGGCGACGGCGGAGAAGTACCGTTCCGATTACGAAGACGCACTTTCCGGGGCCTCTAAAGGGGTCACTATCCCGAACGTCATCTCCAGGGTGACTCCGTCCCGTGACCCGGTAACCGAGGCTAGGGAAGATGTTTCTTAACCGCATCGCAACGTGGAAGGCGCACGAACCGTTCGAGGAGTGGGATGACGCTACCCAGGCATTCGTCCCATCAGAGTTCCGCGGGCGTATCGACCTGACTGACCGCTTCCTCAGCAACTTTAACAAGCCTCTGCGCCGACGGATGCTTTACAGCGGGGCAGAGCAAACCCTGCCTGCCAGCCGGGTTATCCGGCACCCCGGAACCGGTGACGTGTACATGCTCGGGCAGACCAGAGGGGATGCGATAGAAGGGCAGCACTACCTGAACTTGACAGTCTGTCACCTGGCCACAGAGACCCCGAACGGCAGTTCTGGGTTGGCAACCCTGTACAGAAGGGCACCGGTAGGGCCGGAAGACAACCCGGGGTGGCTGGTCGAGCAGCAGTTAGGTTCAGCTTTCGTCGATATGGAGTTCCGGACCAGCGCAAGCGAACCAGAGATGTACGAGGAGAAGATCGCCAACTTCTTCGCGTTCCTGCCGGCGCACTACCAGATGAAGGAGTGGGACTTCATTGAGCTACGCGGAACTCGTTACCGGGTAGTCGATACCTTCGCTGATAGCGGACTGGCCGGCCTGCGCATTGATCGAGAGCCTGACACGCGAGTTGATCTCGTTATCGAAGGGGCTTCGGCCCGGCAATACGACAAGGTTAATCACCGGTTTGTCGACACAGCGGTGTCCGCAAATGTCACCGCAGTGATCGTGTCTGACCATGGCTTCTCATCGTGGGCGGCTGAGTCTACGCCGTACCTCGACATCTCTATCGAGCAGGAACACATAGGGTTCGAGCCGAAGCCGGATATGTCTGTTGTGTTGGACGGGGTAAGCAGACTCATCACGTCTGTGTCCAAGCCGCCGCTGGCGAGGCAGTACCGCCTGAGGTGCAAGTAATGGGTAAGTTTGCCAAGTATGCAAACGCCAAGGCTCTTGAGCTGAGCCACCTGTTTAACAGGAGCATCCGGCTGTCCCTCAGGGCGGGTATCGCTGCGGCGATCAATAACACCCACCAGGACTCCTCTAACGCCGCCTACCACTGGCTGGTAGCAGAGGCCAGCAAGAGCCGCCCCGGCCAGCGCCGGGAAGGCACCCTGCGGGACCTTCGCCAGACCAAAGGTGTGCGCGGAGAGGCGAGGGCAAAGACAGGCCCTATCGGCTTCAGAGGGGACAGAGGGTCGAATGCATACGCGACGCTGAACTACGTCCGCAGCCGGGAGACCGCCCAGGTAATTGAAAAGTATGTCGTAGGCCGCACCCCGTCCGGGAGGTTCTACTTCTACAACCCGCTGCTGGAAGGTAAGTCCAGTCCTGACTACGCCGGTCAGGACATCGAGGACTACCAGTTCAACGCGGACATAGAGTTCGCCGGTGAACAGGCCGTGGAGGCCACTATCGAGGCGGCTGACCGTTACCTGAGAGCTGGACTGGCAAGGGGCATGAAGTGATAGAGACCTTTGCAGATTTTGAAGCGCTTGTGAGGGACACCGTTTTCGCAAACGCGACAGCGGAGATGCTGTTCTGCTTCGAGCTGACCAACGACGACGATGCCAGCGAAAACGCAGCAGGTCCCTTGCTCAAGCAAGACCAGGACTTCTTCCTGTTCGAGACCGACATTACGGGCACTCGCAGGACTGCGATCTCGACCATCGCAAATAGACGTGCAGAGGGTGAACTGCTTATCAGCCTCTTTACCAAGGACAAAGGCGACCCGATCGGGCGCAAGAGACGACTGGAGGAGGTTGGAGCCTGGTTTGCCGACATGACTGTCGGCGGGGTCAGGTTCCGCACATTCCAGCCAACAGGCAGCGGACCGCTGATGGGTTTCAGGACCTACGACGCGGTCATCCCCTGCGATTTTGAACTGAAACGAATGAGGTAACGGCTATGTCAGAAGTCAAGAGCTACAACGATTCATCCGCCGTCTCCCTGGCATACGCTATGGGCAACGGCGACACCGCGGCGGATTTCGCCGGGGAAACTTTCAACCTGCTGCCCTTCACCCAAGAAGGGTTCTCGATGAGCAAGGAGGCCAAGACCTCCACCGCCATCAAGGGTAACCGACGCTCTTCAGGCAGCAAGAACACCAAGGGCTCGGCATCTGGCTCTGCCACTTACGAGTTTGGTGTCTCTCCGTTCATCATGGACATGCTGTCTGCCCTGATGATGGATGACTGGAAGGAGGTCGAGGCCGGTGTTCCTGCTTCTGGCACCTACCTGCACGACAACGACATCAAGAAGTTCATGGCGGTAGAGAAAACCGTCAAGAGCGGGCCTCTGGAAACGGATCTGCTGTACCACGAGCGCTACTACGGTGTGGTTGCCAACGACTCCACCATCGAGTTCGGTGACGGCGAGCTGGTTACCTTGGCCATGAACTACATGGCTATGAACGCTGACTACGCCGAGGCAGCGGCCGGCGTTGATGGCCTGGGCGGTAGCATTGCGACAGCGAAGACTGCACCCGCAGATTACGAGATCGCTGACTCTTCAAACAACCTTCAGTCTGTGATTCTGCGGGACGACCAGGGCGTGGAGATGGAGGTGGTGTTCACCGACCTGAGCCTGCAGATCCAGAACAACGCACGGGAACAGACTGGCCTCGGCCGTCAGTTCGCAGCAGGTGTGGGGATCGGCAAGGTAGCCGCAACTCTGTCTGGCGAGATCTACTTTGTAGACCAGACCATGCTCAACGCCCACATGGAGAACAAGCGCCTGAGCGCCGAGTTCACCGTGGCTACGGAAGATGGGGCATTCACCTTCTACCTGCCTAACCTCATGGTCCAGTCTCCGGCCAACAGCGCGGAAGGCGAGAACCAGGACTACAAGACCTCCCTGACCCTGTCAGCCGAGGAAGGGGAGGCCACTGTCGGTGCCAACACCTTCAACTGTGTAGTTGCGGTCAAGTACGTGCCTGCGTAAACTGTGAAGCCGTAAAGCCGGTGATTCGGCTTTACGGCATAATTCAAAAAGGACATCTCTCATGCTTGATATTGATTCTTTGGCGGTAGACCCGAAGCTCTCGAAAGAGGGTGTGTGGGTACCGTTTATGGGCGCAGAACTTCTGATTGCTCGAAACAACAATGAAGACGCCAACCGTATGCGCCAACAGCTCTCCTTCGAGAACCTGGAAGTGCTGCAAAAGGGAGGCGAGGAAGCTGAAGCGGCCAACGAAAAGATCCAGGCCAAGGTGCTGGCTCACTGCATTCTTCGTGATTGGCGGGGGTTCACTTCCGGCGGCAAGGAGCTCAAGTACAACCCAGAGATCGGTCTGAAATACTTCTCCGATCCTCGGTTCGTGGACTTCTACCAGTTTGTCGAAAACATCTCGATGAACCGAGGCAAGTACCGCGAGCAGGCCGAGAGCGAGGCAGTGGAAACGGTAAAGGATACTGCCGCCTCCTGATCAAGCACGGCCGGAAGGGCATCGAGGCTTTTCGGGCGCTGGAGAAGCGGTTCGGAAAGCCCCATCCGGCGCTTGAAGGGGTATCGAAGCCGAAGCCGATCCACTTCTGGTACATCGACGCCTTCTTCAGGTTGCACAGAAGGCGGGGTTTGACTGAGACAGGGTACCAAGCCCTGTCTTATCGGGACATGGCAGGGTTTGCTGACGATGTCCTGAGACTGGATGAGGACCAACGAGGGTTCTTCTTCAGGGTGATCGAGGAGACCGACAACGCCGTTCTCTACGACCACTACACGAAGGCGAAGGCAGACGCTGAAGCCTCGAAAAAAGAGATGGATAAGCGGCCAAAAGGCCCCAAGCGTGTGAGGCGTAAATGAGTCAGAAGTTTGAGGTGGATTTCAGTGACGCCCTCCGCAACCTTGCGTCATTCAACCGTCTCATGCAGGACGCAGGGGCCAGCCTCGATGGACTTGAGGGAAAGAACAAGAAAATTGCCGAGGGGGTTGGCTCACTCCTAAGCCGGACAGCCTCCTACTACAACAGCCTTGAGTCCCAGCTAAAGAAAGCAGGCGCTGATATGGAGGCGGTGGGGGCCGCCATCAGAAGCTCCCAGCAGGTCGCTGATGCGGCTTTTGCCGCTATGGCGACGGCGAACCTCAATGCTACTACCCAAGCAAAGGCGCTCTCCGGCGAGCTAAGGGGCGTAGGCGATCTACTGAGGGACACCGCCAGTAAGCAGTCCTACGTGCGCTGGACAACCAGGGCGGCCACGGTAACAGAAGAGACCGCCAACCGAAACAAGTACCTGAAAGAAGCTCTCCGAGCCACTCACACAGAGGAGGCCAAGGAGGTACAGGTCAGGCTGACCAAGATCGCCGGGTACAACAAGCTCTACACCACAGAAACCCGCCAGATGCTGCTGACAAAGCAGCTGAGGAAGGACCTGGAGCTGCAGGGTACCGCTGCAGGACGAACAAACTCGATTCTTCAGGCTCGCATAGGCGTAATCAAGGCTCAGCAGCAGGAAGAAACCCTGCTAAACGGCAAGCTGGAGGCAGCGAAGCGGGCCTACCAAGGTGAACTTGGCGCGGCGAGGCTTTCTCTCGATGTCCAGCAACTGCGGAACAAGGCCATCTCTGAAGCGGCCACGGCGGAGACTAAGCAAACACTGGCTACCCAGTCCCTTACTCAGCAGCTGAAGCTGCAAGGGACGGAGGCAGGTGCCACTAACGAGCGCCTTAAAGCCAGGATCTCTGCGCTTGCGCAGGCGCAAACTGCGGACATCAAGTCCCAGGCCACCCTCGACAACCTGAAACGCACCCATGAGGGGTTGCGCGGGGGTATCCAGGCGGAGATCGAAGTTCAGAAGGTTCGCAACAAGGCACAAACCGAGGCTGTTACTGCTGACGTCAGGCAGGCCGCCGCGATGGAGAAGCTGACAAGAGACATGCAACAGCAGGTCTCCACCCTCGGCCAGACCATGGCGGCTATGCAGGCTCGCCTCGGCGTAGTCAAGCGGGCTCAGCAAGAGGACGAGAAAGCCGTAGGCAAGCTCGGCGAGCTGCGCCGCGCCTATGAGAGCCTGGACGGCGGAATCCAGGGGCAAATCGTCAAGCAAGCAGAAATGAACCGCGGCCGGGCGCAGGCTATCACCGCCGAGGAGCGGGAGCGCAATACGGTAGCTGAGCTGCGCCGCCAGATCGAAAGCCTGAACGGCGGGCTGGCAGAGCAGGCTGTGCACCTGCGCCACCAGAAGTCTGTGCGCGAGCAAGAGATCCTCGGCGAGGTACGTCAGAAGCAGACACTTGCTGATCTGGAGAACACCCTGAGGAGCCTAAACGGCGGAACTCAGGAGCAGATCGTTCGAGTCCAGGAGCTGATCCGCCAGCGCAAGTCCCAGATTACCGAGGACATGCGGGCTGCCTCCTCGACCAAGGAGCTCACCAAGGCGGAGAAGGACGCAGCTCGGGCTGCTGAAGCTGAGGCAAAAGCCCAGAAGGAGCTTGACCGCCAGAAGCAACACGCACTGGACCTCTTGGCCCGCCTGAAGGCGCAGATGACTACGCTCACCGGCGCCCACGCCCGGGAGATCCAGGAACTCGAGAAGGCGATTGCGAAGCAGAAGGAATACAACCGCCTGCTTACTCTCAGCACCTCTGAGCTGCTGGGGTTCACCAGCGCCCAGGCCCGCGCTGCCAGATCCCTCAACATGAGCAACCAAAGCGGGGCGATGTTACGCGCCACGCTCGCTGGGCTACAGACCTCAATCGGTATGTACACCAGCTCCACGATTCTCGCTGCAGCGTCCACATACGGGCTGGCAAGGGCAATTCGCAGTTCCATTGAGACTGGTACCGAGTTTGGGTACACGATGTCCCGGGTGCAAGCGATCATGGGCGCCGGGTTTGGGCCACAGATCGAAGCGGGCATGGCCAACGCCGAGCAGGTGGTACGGGCCCTTGGTCAGTCTACTCGCTACACAGCTACCGAGGTTGCTGGCGGCCTGCAAGAGCTGGGGATGGCAGGCCTTTCCGCTTCCCAGGCCATGGTCGCGCTTGAGCCCTCTCTGAACATGGCGCTGATTGGCAACATCTCCATGGCGGAGTCTGCGGACATCGCTACCAACGTGATGATGCAGTTTGGGTTACAGGCCCGCGATCTCACGCATGTGGTTGACATCATGGCTACTGCCATGACCTCCTCGAACACCACAGTAACCCAGCTCGCCAACGCCCTTTCGTATATCGGCCCGGCGGCCGAGTCCGCAGGCTTCAGCCTTGAGGACACCACGGCTGCGATCGAGGTGCTGGCGAACAACGGCATCAAAGCAAGCCGTGCGGGTACAGGCCTGCGCCGAATGTTCGTCAACATGCTCAACCCGACGGCGAAAGGCGCCGCGATGCTGGCTGACTACGGCATCTCAATAGACGACGCTGAAGGCAACACCAGATCCTTTAGCGACATCCTTGGACAGCTGCATGACGCGCTATACAACGACGTCATTACCCCGGGCGAGCGCACCGCAGCGGTAGTTGATCTGGTAGGGGTACGAGCTGCCTCTGCGGTTACCGCGCTGATCGCCAGTATGGGCAAGGACGGCGGCTTTGAGGCCATGCGGATGGGCCTAGACGACGTTGCCGGCGCTGCCTCTCGTATGCGCGAGGCGATGGAAGACAACCTGTCCACCGACTGGAAGTCACTCCTGTCGGCTTTCCAAGAGGCGCAGCTTACCTTGTTTGACGGTCAGGAAGACCGCATGCGCCTGCTGACGAAGGAGATGACCGGCTACCTGACCGACCTCGCTAAGCCCCTCGAAGGAAGTGAGCTGGTATCTCTAGGGTTCGACGCTTCCGAGATCGTGACGCAGATCGACCTGATCGTAGCCAGAATCGAGAATATGGTCACCACCCTGACCTGGGCTGGTGGCGCTTACCTCTCATTCAAACTGTTGGCATCAAATAATCTGCTCGCTACCTCTGCGAGATGGTCTGACCTGGCCACTAAGTACAAGCTGGTTGAGGTCCGCTCCAGAGAGAACATGGTCGCCATGAGCCAACTGCAGCGTTCTTTTGCAGTTACCGGCATGCAGGTCGGGATGTACGCCCGGACCGTTGGCGGCCTGAACTCGGCGCTTGCAGGCACCTCCGGATACGCGGCTTCAGCAGCAGTAGGGATGAGCAGGCTCGCCGCGGCAGCAGCTCCCTTTATGGCTGCGCTGGGCTGGGCAGGGGTGCTGGCCGGACTGGGCACGGCGCTGTACAGCTTCTTCAATAACAATGCCGCAGACACGCTCAAGGAGCAAAGGGAGGAGGTAGACAACCTCAAAAACTCCTACAAGGATCTGAAGGACACCATCGACCAACTTGCGGAGATCCGCCAGCGCCGAGCTCTGGAAGACCAAGTCGGCGCTTACGGGCGCGGGATCGAAGACATCCAGGCTGAAGTAGCACGGATGGAGGAGACAAAGAGGTTCCTCGAAGCTAACGGCGTAAACACCGACCTCATTGTCCGCCAGCTTACTAATCTGGCCACCCAACGTGCAGCGATGGAGCGGGCGCAGCAGGACGCCGCAGAGTCCCTCAGCCGCCTTGGTACCAACGAGAACGACATCCGGGCGAAGGCTGAGCAGGTTGAGGACGTTACCAACCGGCTGAAGGAACTGCAGAGCCAACTTCTGCAGGCACAGAACACCAGCGGCCCGAACATCGGTGGCGGAATTGACACCCCCAGAGTGCAAGAGCTGAAGGAGAAGATTGCTGAGCTAAACGTAGAGCTCGATCGTCTGGTGGAGGAGTCTGCAAACGTCCAGGAGGCCCTGATCTCTGGTGCAGAAGCCTTTGCTATGCAGTTGCGCGAGATTGACGGCTACATCGGGGGCATTGAGCGGGTAAACGGGCTGTGGGCCAAGACCGCTGAACTCAGCTGGCAGCCTGGCAGCCTTGACCAGGCCGGCTTCGACAAGTTCGCTACGGCACAGGAGAAGGTTGCAGCGGCTTCAGAGCGGCTCGCTGCAGCCCAGGCCGAGTTGAACAGAGTGCAGGAGGCACAGTCCCGGATTGATGCGGGCTCAGGGACTACAGAGGACAGCCGGTTAGTAGGGGCGACCAACACTAAGCGCATCCTTGAGGAGCTCGAGGAGGCTGAGCTCAAGCACCAGGAAGCGATGTGGGAGCTTACCGACGAGCGACAAAAGACCTCTGCGGCTGACCTTGCTGCCCGCCAGGAGCTGGCCGAGTCACAGATGGATGAGCAGGTATTGGTTGAGCTCCTCCGCTCTCGGTACGCCGATCTGAACGGCGAGCTCGCTATCAGGCAGGCTATCAGCGCCGGTGGCAGCGAGTACGCTGCTGAAGGGTTGAGGGAAGAGCACGAGATCATCGAAGAACTGATGGCCGTGCGCGATCGCCTTAACTCCACGCTGAAAGAAGGGGAGAAGTCTACAAGGTCTGCCTCGGCGGCGGAGCGCGAACTGCAGCGAAGCATTTCCGAGGCAACGCGCACTTACGAGGCGCTCCTGAAAGCGTCTGACCCGGTAGCTGCCAGCATCAAAGATATGGCGGACAAGGCCAAGCAGCTGGACCTGCTTCTCAAAGAGAATGAGATCTCTGCAGACCAGTACGCAGTCGCCCTCCGACAGCTCAAGAAAGAGCACGTCGAGTTGACCATCGCCCAGGATAAGAACCGGGAGTCGCTCGAGAACCTGCGAGATACTTACCTAAGCTCTGAGTTTTCCAGCGAGGCAGAGGACCTCAGCGAGCTGAATCGACTGTACCGCGAAGGTGCTATCGAGATGGCCGAGTACGCCCGGATCAAGGGCGAGATGATGGAGCGCAGCCGTGAATCAGCGCTCAACGGGGCGCCTACCGTCAACTACCGCAATCAAAACGGCTCAGGAACCCTCGGCAATGAGTTCGTCGGGGCAATGGTTGACCGCAGCGAGGGGCTCAAGTGGTACCAAGACCGCGGAGACGCGCTCTTCGACGGTTACGAGAACCAAACCACTGGCATCCACCAGGAGGCCGACCAGAAAGCGGCAGACCTCCAGGCACAGCTCGAGGCGGAGGCGATCACCCGAGAGGCCCACGCTGAAAGGCTGATGCAGATTGAGCAGGAGAAGAACGCAGCGCTGCTGGCCGCCCAAGAAGCCTACGGTGAGCAGTCCAAAGCGCTGGATGACAGCCGCGCTGAGTACACCGAGTCCTCCAGCAAGGTTGCCACGCTCGCTGCGATGCAGTCTGCGCAGAGCTTCCTCGGTATGTTCGCCAGCGCCTCTGAGGAGGCAACGGCTCTGCAGAAGGCGGCTTTCATCGCCCAGAAGGCCCTGTCTGTAGCCTCCATCATCATGTACACCGAGGTCGCGGCTATCAGGGCCGGCGCCGAGCTTGGTCCTTTTGGTCTGCCCCTCGCGGCCATGATTCGAGCCACCGGCTACGCCTCCGCTGGCATGGTCGCGGCCATGGCCATTGGCGATCTGGCTACCGGCGGCAAAGCATCTTCCTCCGGAAACTACGCAGGGGCTTACGACGACGGTGGTTGGATTCCGCACAACAAGTGGGGGATCGTCGGTGAGTACGGCCCCGAGATCGTTCACGGCCCCGCCCAGGTTACGTCGCGCCGCCGCACAGCGAACAAGCTGGGGGGAGAAGGCGGAGGAAGCCTGACTATCGCGCCACAGATCAATGTCACAGTGGAGGGCGGAGACGGCAGCGAACAGGACAACGAGCGTACCGGTAAGCAGATCGGAGAGACCATTAAAAATGTGGTGCTGGCGACTATGCGAGACGAGATGCGGCCCAACGGCATGCTGAACGAGTGGAGGAGAGCAGGTGCTTGAGACCTTTCCTGAAGTAGTAGCACCGGACTGGGGCTTCTCTGACGAGACCTCGGAGGCCCTCCACGAGGTTCAGTTCGGGGACGGCTACAGGCTAACGGTCCCAGCCGGTATCAACTACCAGCGCGGATCGTGGTCATTGACATGGGAACTCGACGAAGCTGGGGTTCAACTTCTCTACCCGTGGCTGAAAGCCAGAAAGTCAGTAACCCCTTTCCTTTGGACTCACCCAGATGGGGAGGTTTATCAAGTCCTGTGCAAGTCGTTGCGCAAGTCCTGGAGGGGTTTCAACGATTACACGGTGTCAGCCACCTTCGTGCAGGATTTTAACCCGGTATGAGCCAGCTCATTGCAACTGATTCACAGCGTCTGAACCTGGACGCGCTAGTGGAGCTATTCACCCTTGACGCCAGGGCGTTTGGGGGTGGGATCATGAGGTTCACGCCTACTTCAAACGGAGGTGCGCCTCTACTGCATAACGGCAATGCCTACATGCCGGTGCCCATCAAGGCTGAGGGGTTTTCGTGGACAAGTACCGGCACACTCCCGCGCCCAACGCTAACCCTTGCAGTTCAAGACATCTCGTTCCTCAGCCTGGTGATCTCCTCGAAGGATCTCCTCGGGTGCCCTGTCATGCGGCTGAGGACCCACAGGAAGTACCTCGATGACGGGTCTCACCCGGACCCGACAGCGACATACCCCGCAGACTACTTCGTCATCAACAAGAAGGCCGAGGAGACCCGGTCGAAGCTGGTGTTCGAGCTTACTCCGAAGTCCGACCAGGAGGGCAGAAAGATTCCCGCGCTACAGGTTCTCCGGGACAGTTGTATGCAGGTGTTCAGGCGGTGGGATTTGGAGACCTCCCAATGGGACTACACCAACGCCACCTGCCCTTACGCCGGCGAGGCCATGTACGACATCAATGGGAACCCGACAGAAGATCCGCTAAAGGCCACCTGCGGAAAAAGGGGCTCAGACTGCGCCGCTCACTTCGGTGCCACTGCGGTACTGCCCATGTGGGCATTCCCGGGTGTAGGGAGACTTTGAAGTGCTGACCAAAGAACAAGAGAACCTGATTCGAGAGCAAGCGGTTGAGGCGTACCCAAACGAGGCGGTATGGGTCCTTACAGAGCGCGGGCTGAAGCAAGTAGAAAACGCCCACGAGACCCCGGAAAGCCACTTCAGGATCAGTAAACGCGAGACAGTGATTGCCCACTCTGAAGGCCTGCTGGCGGTAATCCACAGCCATCCAGACAGAGACCCTGTCCCCTCAGAGGCTGACATGGCCAGCCAGGTTGCCACAGGGGTGCCATGGGGCGTTCTTTCTTGCGATAGCGAGGCTGCCAGTGGAATCAATTGGTGGGGAGGTGAGCGCCCGCCACTGCTCGGCCGGCCATTCATGCACGGCATAACCGACTGCTATGCGCTTATCAAAGACTACTACCTGCAGGAAAGGCAGGTGGTACTGCCTGAGTATCCGCGAGACTGGCGGTGGTGGGAGGCCGGGCAAGACCTGTTTGTAGAAGGTTTTGCTAAAGCAGGGTTCAGAAAAATCACCGCAGAAGAAGCCCGACCAGGTGACGTCTGGTTGGCGAAGATCCGGTCCCGAGTGGTCAACCACGGCGGGATCGTTCTCGACTCAGGGCTGATGCTCCATCAGCTTGGCAGCCCCTCTTCACCGATAGACCACTCGCGCCTGTCGGCCAGGGAGCCTATTGGTCGCTACATCGGGTTCATCACGCATTGGCTGAGGTACGAAGGATGATCAGGATTGTATTTCACGGCCACCTGAAGAAGTTCGGAGAAGAGTTTTATCTGGACGCGGCATCCCCGGCGGACGCTGTAAGGGGTCTTTGCCTCCAGATAGACGGACTTGAGGACGTCATCAAAGCCGGCAATTGGCACGTTATCAGAGGTCCGCTGGAGGAACAGGACGACCTCACTGAGGAGATGCTAACCCTGCCCTTCGGCGCCACTACGGAGATGCACCTGATCCCGGCTATCGAGGGGGCTGGCAACGCCGGCGGTATCCTCAGCGTGGTTGTAGGCGCCGTTCTGGTCGTGGCGGGGGTTATGACAGGCAACCCTCTGCTCATTGCCGCAGGCGCCGGGATAATGCTTGGTGGCATCGTAATGATGACTATGGCCGTTCCTGTCGCGGATTCTGACCAAAACGGACCAGAGGAGAGGGGGTCATTCCTGTTTGGAAAGCCTACCAACTCCACCAAGCAGGGTGGGGCGATACCTCGTGGCTATGGCAGGTTCAGGGTAGGCAGCGTGGTTGTCAGCAGCTCCGTCGTTGCTGAACAGTTGCTCGATTCTGACGGCAATGAACTGCCATCAGATGAAACCACTCAATCAGTCGACTGGCCGGCTAACTGGCCTGTAAACCAATTTTTTGATTAAGGCGCAGGGTAGATGAAAACACTGGACATCCATGGCGCGGGCGGCGGCGGCGGAGAAAGTCAACGGCAGCCGAGAGAAGCCAAAAACACCCTGCAGTCTACAGCCAAGGCGAAAATCCTTGACCTGATTCAGTACGGCAAGATGCTCGGCCCGGTAAACGGCCTGCAGTCCATCTTCCTGGACGGCACACCCTTGCAGAACCCAGACGGCACGATGAACTTTGAGGGGATCCGTGTTCAGTTCCGCTCTGGTGAACCAGACCAAGAGGTTATCGAAGGGTTCCGCGGGGTAGAGAACACCCAGGACGTCTCTACAGAGGTCAAGCACGGCGTTCCTATCGTCCGATCGGTGACGAACCCAGACGCAGACGCAGCTGTGGTCACCATCCAGCTCCAGGGCCTTTCCAAGCGGAACTCCTCTGGGGACCTACTGGGGCACAGTGTCACTATTGCCGTCGAGTGGAGCGTAGACGGAGGGCCTTGGACGACGGCGGTGCAGGACACCATTCGCGGCAAGACCATGAGCCCTTACCAAAGGTCTTACCGAATCAACTTCGGGCAGGTGTATGGCACGGTCAACCTGCGGGTATCCCGCATCTCTGAAGACGATGATGATGACTCGGGAACTACCAGTTCCACGTTCTGGGCGTCCTTCGTCGAGATCATCGACAGAAAGCTCAACTACCCGGAAATGGCCCTCGTCGGGATTGAAGTAGACGCCAGGGAGTTCGGCAACAAGATGCCCTCCCGCGAGTACGAGATGTACCTGAGTGAGATCCAGATCCCGAGCAACTACGATCCGACTACACGAGAGTATTCTGGGATCTGGGATGGCACCTTCAAGATGTCGTGGTCTGACAACCCTGCGTGGGCTTTCTACGACCTGGCGACACACCCTGTAATCGGCGCCGGCATGCAAAACGTCGACAAATGGGTGCTCTATCGCATCGGCCAGTATTGCGACGAACTGGTGCCGAACGGCAAGGGCGGGATGGAGCCGCGGTTCACGATCAACACCCTGTTTGCCAAGCAGGAAGACGCTATTACCGCCTTGAACACCTTGGCGTCCATCTTCCGAGGCATGGTCTATTGGGGCTCAGACGCAGTCACTGCGTCTGCGGACATGCCGGAAGACCCGGTCAAGCTGGTCACCCCGGCTAACGTCAAGGACGGTGATTTCACCTACACCGGCACCAGCCTCAAAGAGCGCCACAGCGTCGCTGTGGTCATGTACAACGACCCGGACAACAACTACGAAGCCACTCCGCTGGTCTGGGAAGATCCAGACAGCATGCGCCTATTTGGGTACCGAGAAACCAAGGTGACCGCGGTGGGGTGCACTTCCAGAGGTCAGGCGCTCAGACTGGCCAAATGGATCCTGTACTCGGAAAGGATGGAGACCGAGACGGTTACCTACACCACCTCCGTCGACCACGCTGACCTTCGCCCAGGCAATATCATCAAGGTCATGGACCCAAGCAGGGCAGGGGCAAGGCTTGGCGGCCGAGTTAAGGTCACAGGGTTAGACCAACTGACCCTGGATGCGGTGCCGGAAGGGACCGACGAGGGTACCTGGTACCTCAGCGTCGTCTTGCCCGACGGGGTGATTCAGAAGGTAGAGGTTGAGTATTTCGAGGGCAATACCGTTTACCTGCTGACCGATCTCGCTTCCGAGCCGTCGGTAGGGGCCATGTGGGTCCTGTCGAGCACATCTCTCGAACTTCCTGAGTTTCGGGTAGTTTCTGTCAGAGAGGATGGCATCGAGTTCCACATCACGGCCACCGAGTACCACAGGAGTAAATACAACGAGGTTGAGCTCGGGCTCAAGATCCACGAAACACCGGACAGCCTGATTCCTTCTGGGCCTATACCGGCCGTAACAGGATTAGAGGCAGCTGCGTCCACATACCTCGCAGGTGGGGCCTCCCACCAAAAGGTATCTTTCAGCTGGTCACCCAGCCCTGACCCGCGCGTTCTCGAGTACGTGCTGGAGCTTTGGGGGCCAGAAGAAACCACTTGGCGCACGGCTTACGCCGGTCCTGGGCTTATGCACGAGGAGCTGGACGCCGAGGCCGGCCAGTGGATGGCGCGGGTGAAGGCAGTCAACGGCCTCGGCGTGTCCTCCCAGTGGGTGGCTGCTACGGTAAACGTGGCTCACCTGCTGCTGCCGGTTAAGCCTGACTACGTTGATTTCTCTATCGGCACTTTCAGCATCTCACTGCGCCCTCGCAGTTCCTACCCTGGTGCTATGTACGAGTTCTGGCGTTCTGACGCGCCACTTACGACCGACCTGATCGAGAGCAACGCCGTCAAGCTATCTGTCTCCACCGACCTTGTCGACACCGGACTCAGGTCAGCCACGACCTACTACTACTACATCCGAGGAGCCAACGCATACGGGGTTTCTGACTGGCTGCCAGCGCAGGCAACCACAGGTGAGGATTTCGACGACATTCTTGACGCTGTAGACACAGAGATCCGCCGACCAGGCGGCCTATTCGAGCAGATGGTTGAGGAGTCGAGCAGCGCCGTCGCCGACGGGGTTGGTGACATTGTCTCCGGTCAGGTAGAAAGCGCCATAACTGAAGTCAAAGACGACGTCTCGGCGCTAAAGGTCTCAGCCTACCTCGAGTCGATCAGACATGCCGCGGCCATGGCAATGGGGGAAGGGGCTTCGGCCAGAGCGGCGGTGGAAGAGGCCGTCAGAGCCTCGGAGGACGCTGACCTGTCTCTTCAGATCACCTCTCTTTCCTCCACTGTGGGGGCAAATAAGGCCGAGCTTGATCAGGCTATTCTGACCCTGGCGGATGCTGACTCGGCGCTGGCAGCCCAGATCAGCGAGCTGCAGGCGCAGGTAGGCGGGGACATTTCTGCCGCGCTCGCTCAGGAGGCGCAGGCGCGGGCAGACGCTGACTCCGCGCTATCCAGTCAAGTGTCGACACTGACCACCCAGTTCAACGCCAACAGTGCAGCTGTGCAGGATTCCCTGACAACCTTGAGTGACGCTGATAGCGCCCTCGCTGCGCAGATCACGGCGTTACAGGCACAGGTAGACGATGACATCTCTGCAGCGCTCTCGCAGGAGCAGATTGCCCGTGCAGACGCTGACAGTGCGCTCGCTGCACAGATCACTTCTCTTGAATCCCAGATGGGCACCGACATCGCTGCCGCTGTGCAGGTGGAGACCAGTGCGAGAACCGCTGCCGATAGCGCCCTCGCTGCGCAGATCACGGCGTTACAGACACAGGTAGACGAGGACATCTCTGCAGCGCTCTCGCAGGAGCAGATTGCCCGTGCAGACGCTGACAGTGCGCTGGCTGCACAGATCACCTCTCTTGAATCCCAGATGGGTACCGACATCGCTGCCGCTGTGCAGGTGGAGACCAGTGCGAGAACCACTGCCGATAGCGCCCTCGCTGCGCAGATCACGGCGTTACAGACACAGGTAGACGAGGACATCTCTGCAGCGCTCTCGCAGGAGCAGATTGCCCGGGCAGACGCTGACAGTGCGCTGGCTGCACAGATCACCTCTCTTGAATCCCAGATGGGCACCGACATCGCTGCCGCTGTGCAGGTGGAGACCAGTGCGAGAACCACTGCCGATAGCGCCCTCGCTGCGCAGATCACGGCACTTGAGTCCAGCACTGGCGACCAGTTTGCCTCGGTTCAGCAGCAGTTCACGGCAGCCACTGAGTATACCGACGGGGCAGTCGCTCGGGCCGTGACTACCGCTGAGGTGAACGGCAAGAAAGCCGTGTTTGGCATCCAGGTGGACGGCGAGGTTTCCGAGATCGGCGCCGTCGCTGACCGGTTCTACGTCTATAACCCTGTGGGGAATGAGTACAAGCTGGCTTTTGCCGTGGTCAACGGCCAGACGGTCATCGAGACCGCGATGATCGGTGATGCCTCTATCACCGCGGCGAAGATCGCTGAGGCAGCGATCGGCAGCCTGCAGCTGTCAGAGGAGATCCAGTCCGACAACTACGTCGCGGGCACGACCGGGTGGAGGTTGACGAAGTCCGGACAGTTTGAAATCAACGGGACGATTGCGGGCTCAGGTAGGACCACCATCACAAACCTTGGTGTATCGGTATTCGACAGCAATGGTGTCAAGCGGGTACAGCTCGGCAAGCTCGACTGAGTTGTGGCAAAAAACCGTGAAAGCAGTAGAATGTTATTGCCGTAAACCCGGCAAAGAGAAAATACGGTAATCGGAGGCGGGATGTCTGCAGATAACTACCCTGAGTTTAATCAGGCGGTGCAAACCCTTACTGATGAGGTTGAAGCCCTCATCACCAACGTGGGGTCTTTGCAGTCCGTAGCCAACATCCAGACAGCGGTGACCAAAGCCGGAGAGGCTTCCGATTCAGCTACGGCTGCCTCAGCGAGCGAGCAGGCCGCTGAACAGGCAGCGACTCAAGCCGCTGCCAGCCAGACCGCAGCGGCTTCCAGTCAAACCGCGGCGGCAGCAAGTGAGCAAGCAGCCGGGGAATCTGCAGCCCAAGCACAGGCAGCTTCTTCTGCGGCTTCTGCCTCTGCAGGGGAGGCTTCTGCTGATGCCGCTGCTGCTCTTCAGGCTAAACTGGATGCGGAGGTCCAAGCCATGGCGGCGGCGGGGTCTGCCTCTCAGGCCTCCACTGATGCCGACTCGGCGGCGCAGTCCGCTAGTTCCGCTGCCAGCTCTGCGACCAGCGCGGAATCGTCGGCCCAATCGGCGGCGACCAGTGCCACTCAGGCCTCTGGCAGCGCTTCGGCTTCAGCAAGCTCTGCCGGCCAGGCGTCTACGTCAGCGTCTGAAGCCGCCCAGTCGGCTGCCCAGGCATCGGCTTCTGCCAGCACAGCGACTACCAAGGCGTCACAGGCATCGGCTTCTGCCAGCACAGCGACTACCAAGGCGTCACAGGCATTGGCTTCTGCCACGCAGGCTGCTCAAAGCGCCTCGGCAGCCGGTGACTCGGAATCCGCTGCGGCGCTATCGGCTAATCAAGCTGCATCCTCGGCTACAGCCGCGCAAACCAGTGCCGTGATCGCTGAAGATGCAGAAACCGCGGCCTCTGCCTCTGCTACCTCGGCTTCTGCGGACGCGGCTTCGGCCAGCAGCTCGAAGACGGCGGCTGCGGCAAGTGCAGCCGCCGCCAGTTCCGCCGCTGCGGAGGCCTCCGACTCTGCGGACAGTGCTTCTGCTTCCGCGACTTCTGCCGATGCGAGCAAGACCGCAGCTGCTAACTCCGCCGCTTCTGCTGCCTCTGACGCAGCCTCGGCTTCCTCGGACGCCCAGACTGCATCCGCTGCGGCAGCCCAGACCCAGCAGGATCTCACCGCAGTTACTGCAGCAAAAGACACAGTCTTGGCCACAGCCTCTCAAGTTTCTGATGACGCAGACGCAGCAGCCCTGGCAAGAGACCAGGCTGTACAGGCGGCCGCTACCGCCGCTGGCGGCCTTGTAGACATGGGCGGCGTTTCCCTGGCCGGAGGGACTTATCCCACCAAGCCAACTGCCTCGTCTTTTTGGAAAGTAACTGCAGGCGGCACCGTCGGCGGAGTCGAGTATGGGGTGGGGGACACTCTCGTCTATTCCCTGCAGCTCGACGAGTTCTACAAGATTGACAGCACCGAGTCGGTCACCAGCGTCAATGGTAAGAAGGGGGTAATCAGCCTCGGCTACGCCGAGGTGGGAGCCCTTGGTGCCGGGCAGACGGCTGTGGCGGCTGCCAAGCTGGCCACCTCCAGAACCATCTCTATCACAGGGGATGGCAGCTGGTCGGTTTCGTTTGACGGGTCTGGCAATGCCACGGGCGCCTTCAGCCTGTCTAATACCGGTGTAGCCGGCGGAACTTACGCGAAGGTCACTGTCGACTCCAAGGGGCGTGTGACCGCGGGCTCTGCGCTTGCAGCCTCTGACATCCCAGCTCTTGATGCATCGAAGGTTACCTCCGGAACCCTCGCTGCAGCCCGCGTACCCACTCTGGCGGTCAGCAAGGTGAGCGGGCTGCAAACAGCCCTCGATCTGGCCTCCGGCTTGAGCGCCTCGGGGAGTACGTCTGACCCGAACACGGCCACTACCCAGGTGATGCTGACCAACCATGCCAACGCTCCAGGGCTGGGCCGGTATTGGCACATCACCACCACCTTCTACTCCTCGATCAGCTCAACAGGTGACCGTGCTCAGCTGGCTATTGAGTACAACCCGAGTGGGATTTGTCGTGCGTTTGTACGCAGCTGCTACAACACTAACTGGACAGCCTGGAATCCGATCGACAATACCAGCCTGACTGCCTCGGATATTCCAGCCTTGGACGCGGCTAAGATCGCCACAGGTGTGCTGGATGCGGCGCGTATTCCCACCCTGAACCAGGACACCACAGGGAACGCTGCAACTGCCACCAAATTGGCCAGTATCGGTACTTCCTTCAGTGGGACGTACCCGATGGTTATCAACGCCAGTGGTGTGCTCTACAGCCACGCGAACGTGACCTTTACCGGCACCGGCGGTGTTCTCTCCGCTCCGAAGTTCTCCGGGGACGGTGCCTTGCTGACTGGATTGAATGCCAGTGCCCTGGCTACCGGTACCATCGACGCCGCTCGCATCCCGACGTTGAACCAGAACACAACCGGATCCGCTGCCAAGCTGACCACAGCGCGGACTATCACGCTTACCGGGGACGGCAGCTGGTCGGTTTCGTTTGACGGGTCTGGCAATGCCACTGGCGCATTTGCCTTGGATACCACTGGAGTAAGCGCCGGCACTTACCCGAAGGTGACGGTTGACGCCAAAGGGCGAGTGACGGGCGGGGCGGCGTTGTCGGCATCCGACATCCCTTCGCTCGATGCCTCCAAGATTGCCTCCGGCACCCTCAATGCCGCTCGCATCCCGACGCTGAACCAGAACACAACCGGATCAGCCGGCGCCCTGGCCAGGAAGGACACACGGAGTCAGGACCCAACCCCGGGTGAGTACGAAAACGACGGCGTCACGTATCACTTCAAGTACAACTCGGCTACCGGGTTTACCTCAGGTGGCGGCACCTACCACAGGCTCCTAAACCTCGATGCGTGGACCGGCACCAGCGGCGGTTTGTCCTCCCAGATGGCGTTCGGAGACAACGGGACGGTAGGCATTCGCACAGCCACCAGTGACACTGTTTGGGGGCCTTGGCACACTTTCTACACTACGGCCAACAAGCCAACCGCAGATGATGTCGGCCTGGGTAACGTGGATAACACCGCTGACAATGCGAAGAGTGTGCTCAGCGCTGCAAAGCTGACAACAGCTCGCACTATCAACGGGTCGAGCTTTAACGGCACAGCGAACATCACTACCTCGCTGTGGGGAGCGACAAGAACGCTTTCCTACACTGGCGACGTTACCGGCTCGGCATCTGTAAACGGTTCAGGGAATGTCGAGTTCACGATGACCCTCCCAAACACCGGCGTGAGTGCTGGCACCTACGCAAAGGTCACTGTCGACGCTAAAGGTCGGGTTACCGGAGGCACTGCACTGGCTGCTGGGGATTTACCTTCGCACAACCATAGCGCGTCGAACATCACCTCCGGTGTGCTCGATCCTGCGCGTTTGCCCGCTGAGGCACTTGTGGGTGACACCACATATTCAGCCGGTGTTGGTCTGTCTCTGTCCGGCACCATTTTTTCGATCGCTCCTGCTACTGCGGATAACCCGGGCGGTGTGAGGCTTGGCTCTGATGTGGAGCAGGCTGTTGCACCTGTCGCGGTTACATCCAGCGCATCGCGCACTTACGCGGTCCAGATGAACGCGGATCAGCGGCTGGTGGTCAACGTGCCGTGGACCAACACGACTTACAGCGAAATCAGTGAAGCGGAAATTACCACTGGTACGGCGTCTACTGCCCGAGCTATTAGTGCTCGCCGGTTGACATTCGCTTTGGCAGGTAAGGCGAATGCTTCGCATACCCACGACTACCTGCCGCTGGCCGGTGGCACCGTAACAGGCAACGTCGTGCTCTCCAGCGCTACCGCTTCGACCAGCCCGACTACCGGTGCGCTGAAAGTCACTGGCGGTGTTGGCGTAGGCGGCGCTATCTACGCGGCAGGGAACATCGGCGGCTTGTCCGATATTCGGGTTAAGACCAACATCGAGGTGATTGAGAACGCGCTGGATAAGGTGGATCAGCTGCGTGGCGTGGTGTTTGACCGTACCGACATCAGCCTCCGTCAGACCGGTGTGATCGCGCAGGAGGTACAGGCTGTACTGCCAGAAGCCGTAAGTGACGACGGCGAGCACCTCACGGTTGCTTACGGCAACATGGTCGGCCTGCTGATCGAGGCCGTCAAAGAGCTGCGGGCGGAAGTGAACCGCCTCAAGGGAGGTGCGTGATGGCACTTCCCAGTTCTGGGCAGATCACGTTTCAGGACATCGCTACAGAGCTGGGGCTGACTGGCCCCATCACTCTGGATCAGGCCGAGGTACGGGCGTTGGCCGGCATCCCATCAGGCCCTATCAGTCTTGCAGATTTGGCTGGTAAGAGTGCTTTGAAACTGACGGCGACGCTGACTATTGGGTACGCCGCCGAGGTCATCGACAAGCTGTCCATGCCTGAGTACCGTGGCTTCTGGACTAGAACCCACACGAGTATCAGTCAGAGCCCAAAAGGGGCTCTTGATCCGAAAGTGATCGACGGGGAGACCATCTGCATCTTGGTTGAGTCACGGGCGAGCAGTAACTCCACAATGCCGCAGCACAACAGTTTCATCTTTGCGGTCACTGACCAGACGATCCCGCTCGACTTTTTCTCGTCGATCAAGATTAAGAGCGGCTCTACGTTGCTGCATACGTTCAACCGAGCTGACGCTGCCTCTCAACGCGGGGTTGTGTATACCGGCGTAGACGACTACCCGGCCACTATCTACACCTGGACTCTCCCGACTACTGCGGCGGGCCAGGTTTTCCCCACCTCCGGCACACGCACTATCGAAATCGGGTAACACAAGATGACAAGAAAAGGCACCTTTATGACGCTGATGCAGCTTGGTCTGCTGGCGTTTATCCCTTACGCAGTGGCCACAGGCACCGCAGCACACTGGCTGTTGGCCGTTTTCATGTACGCGGTCTATGCGGGTGTTGGCACCGTGGTAACCATGCACAGGCTGCTGGCTCACCGGGCTTTTGAAGCGCCGCTGTGGTTCCGCTGGTTCGGTACGTTCTTTGGCACCGTGGGCAGTTTGCTGACGCCTCTGGAGTGGGTGCAGCAGCACGTTGACCATCACCGTTACGTCGATACACAGAAAGACCCCCATTCACCCGTGATCCTCGGCTGGAAGGCGCTGTTCTTCTGCTTCCACAGCCAGGGCACCGGGACGATTGCCGTGATGCGTTTGGCCAAGGAGCCGTTTATGCGCTTCATGCACCGCTGGTTTTACCCCACCCTGGCCGGGTATATCGCGCTGCTTTGGCTTTTTGGCGGCCTTGAGCTGGTGACCTTCGCGTGGGCTATCCCGTGCCTCGGCGCCCTCTGGGGGCAGATCCTGATTGTCTTCGCGCATGACGAGCACGGGGCCAAGAACAGCGGAGCGCTTAACGGGCTGCTGACGTTCGGTGAGAACCGCCATACCCGCCATCACGAGGACCCCCGGGACATCACTCAGGATGGCTTGGCCTACTGGTTCATTCAGAAAATCAGGACTGACAAATGATCGAAGAGCTGAAGCGGCTGCGAATGACAAACGAAGGCGGCAAGGAAGTCTGGCTTATTCCAGATCTTTGGCTTGCTCTCCTGCGCGTTCAGCTGCCTGTGGGGGAGCGATACGAGGTCTACAACCCAGCCGGCCACCCCTACGCATCGGAAGGTACAGAGGACGGCTCCATCGGCGCCCTGCGCTCTGCCACCGTCGTCGCCCCCGGCGGGCGGGTGAAGGTACACAACGAGCTGCTGGAGCAGCCGTCAGTTTGGGAGGGCTCCCTGAACCCGGTGTGCAACGGCGTGTTCATCAAGGCCAAAGTCGAGTTCGAGGCTGAGATCCCGAGCACCTTGCTGTGTGCCAGCCCGCCGGGCGACCTGACCCGGTTTGCCGGTAAGCTGATGCGCCGTGAAACCGTCCTGGAAGGGCAGAGTTACACGTTCCAGGCAGGCGATGTCGGGTACGCCGTGGTTTACGGTGACGGGGAGATGCGGGGCTTTTCCGTCGAGCCTGGGGACGTTTTGACGGCCAGCAAGGACACCGTAATTGCGGTTGTGAGCGAGGTGGGTTGATGGCTTTGAAACTGGGAAGGGTATCGCTTGAAGCAGGGGAGGGGTTCACTGCTGCCTACAGCGACGGCTGCAGGGCGGTCTACCTGGTGGAGGGAGCTCACGACACACTTGAGTATGGTAAGCCGGTCCAGGTGCAGGAGGGCGGGTCAATCCAGCTGAACGCTGTGACACCGATAGTGGTGGGGGTTGTGAGGGAGGAGGGCTGATGGCGTTTGTCGACCCATTGGCCAACGAGGTCACCAAGGCGCTTTGCGGCGAACTACTGGCGCAGCGTGAGACGCTGCTTGAGCTCGCCAGAGAGATGCGCTTCATCGAGTGGCCTGAGCCGATCTACTCCGGTCGATGGGATGTGTCGTCGTTCAAGTACCGGCACAAAGTCTTCTCTGGTGAGTTCGGCTCTGCGGGCCTTGGCAAGCTGGGTCTGATTGATAGGCCGGAGATCCAGACTGCTGGGTTCTCCATTCTCGGGCCGGGGGCTGAGATCCGCTGGCACCAAGGCAACGCCGGCGACGTGTGGCGCCTGCACATGGGACTGGACTGCCCGGAGGGGGACTGCGCTATTCAGGTGTTGGGCGAGGAGCAGAGCTGGAAGGACGGGGAGTTTCTGATGTTCAACGATCAGGACGCGCACCGAGCGTGGAACCGGACGGGTCGTGACCGGCTGATCCTGTTGGTGGATGTGGTGAAGGAGGGGGTATGAGTTTTGGGTTGAGGGTGTGGGATGAGAATGGGGTGGTCACCCTCGAGTCTAAGGACCTGGTGACCAGGAAGCTGGGGCAGGTCACAACTACGGCCAACCAAGCAGGGTCCGTCACCGTACAGGGTACAGGTCTCGTCTGGTATAGCGTACAACCGAACTACCACCCAAACTTAGCCTCCACTACGGTGCCTCCGCAGATCACCGTGTCAGGCCGGGCTATCTATTGGACTGCGGCTGCTCAGTCTGTATCCATTCAATACGGGGCCTACTAAGTGGACGCCGGACTGCTCGTATCCGGGGACTCCGGAAACATACAAGTCGACTCTACCTACCGTAACTTGGTATTGACGAAATCTGGGTCTATTACGCTTTCCAATGGTAACACGGAGGCGTACTCATCCAGCAATGACCCTCGCGTATTGGTTTCCTGCACCGGAGTCGACCCCCTGATCGCTGTGAAGTCTTCAGGCCCAACAAGGACGTACAGGACTTCTTCTGGGCCGGGTCAGTTTGACTTCCATATCCTCGGGTACGTTGGGAGTTCAGTGCAGTATTTTATCTTTGATGAGGCCCCTCTCGTTCAAGGGTCGTTTGGGCTGAAGGTTTTCGGGTCTGCGGGGGACACCGTATTCGACTCTTCCTTACGTCCGATGAGAGTGCTTGGCAGGTACAACGGAAGCGCAGCTCCTTGGCCATACGCGGGCTCCGTAGACTACACAGAGACTGCTTACCCGTTCAGTCACGGAGACCTGGCCGTCGTCACTTGCCAGCAGGCTGCCAGAATGGTGGTTGAGGCATACGATATGATGGGCAGCTACATATATGAGACGTTTATAAACAGTTCCAGAAGTTTTATCAGAGGGTCAGAAGCTGTCGTAATCAACTCGCAGGAAACTGCCTTTGCAGGGGGCGGTACCGGAGGGGAAATGTTCAGAAGGGACCTCTGGGAGATACTTGTAGTAGACGTATCCGGGTACCCTTCGGAGTATTCTATTTGAACCGTATTTACGGCAATACGGTTTTGCGGTAGTCTCTGCAGAAATTCCCTACCGACGAGACGGCCATGCTGCAGCGTCTGTACCCCGCCGTGATATTCGCCCTTCTCCTACTGGCTGCGTTCCAGTGGGGAACGGTGAGCCAGCTTAGCAGTGACCTCGACACCGCCAAGAAGTCATTGGAAACATGCCAGGGCGACCTCAAGGAGAGCAACCGCAAGATTGAGGAGCAGAACCTCGAGGTCAAACGGCTCTCCGTCCTGTCTGCTCAGTTGCAGCAGGAGGCCGGGGAGAGATCCGACGAGGTAATGTCCGAACTTCCGCAGGCGATCGAGCGTGACGTCGCATCTCCTGCCACCGCCGACGCCATGAATGCGTGGATGAGAGGGATGTTTTGAAGCAGGCCCTCTTGATCTGCCTGATGTTTGCCCTGCTCGGATGTGTGCAGCAGCCACCAAAGGTTGTTTACCGGGACGTCCAAGTCCCTGTCATCGTCCGGCCCGAGGCCCCAGCGGAACTGGCTACCCCTTACACGCCAACGACCCTCCCGACCTTCCTGCCTCCTGACGCTGACGGCGCCGTTGTCTCCCTCGACAAGGCCGGCGTCGATGCGCTGAAGGCGATCCTCCGCACCCTGACTACCCGTGACAAAGCATGGCGAGCCTGGAGCACTGCTGATGAGTAACGTGATCACCCTCGAACGGTTCTCCTACGCCGAAGATGGCACCCTCGGAGTCCTTACTGTAGGGGATCTGGAGCTGTTCACCGTGGAGCGCCCTTGGCTGGCCAACAAACAGCGTGTCAGCTGCATTCCTGAGGGCATCTACGACCTGGAGATGCGCTCCTCTCTGGTGGTAAAGCGCTCCAGCGGCGGCAAGTATCAGCGCGGTTGGGAGGTCAAGAATGTTCCTGACCGCACCTACATCATGCTGCACCCTGGCAACACCATGGACGATCTGGCCGGCTGTATCGCGCCGGGTCTTTCTGTCGGCCGCCTGAAGGGGAAGCCAGCAGTCCTCAGCTCTCGAGACGCTTTCGACAAGCTGATGGACGCGCTGAGTCACCGTAGTGACTGGCAGCTTCACATCTACCAACGAACGGCAAACTACCCATGAACTTCACGGTCATTGACGCTATCCCCTTCCTGCTTTACTCAGTCCTCCTCTTCCGAGCCGTGGCGGTATGGCGCCGGCTGCGCAGGACCATGGCCCACTGCGAGGAGCGGCGCAGATGTCCGCCGGCAATGGCCCGGGAGGCCGAGCGCCGCAAGACCAACTTACTCATGGCACTACTGCTGCTGGTCTCTGTCTGCACAGTGGTATTCATGATCTCCAACGCCTACACCCTGCAGGAGTGGGGCAGGACGCTGCTCTCTTTGCGCGTGTTCCAGATGTTCGTCGTCGGGAACTGTGCCGTCTACTGGCTCGTACTGGACCTCATCATGAGGGACGCTACCGATAGCGACTGAGGTTTTCGTGCGGTTTCCTGATGAATGGTTCGACAAGCTCACAACGTTTGCGTACTTCGGGGCTTTGGGGGCTTTCGCAGCGCTGATTGGATACCTTGTGCAGGTGTCGAAGAAAGGCGCTGTGCCTATCTCGTTCACGCTGCTGGTCATCACCATGATGGTGGGCTGCTATCTGGGTGTGCTGTTCAGTCAGCTTTTGCCGTCTGACTGGAGCAACAGAGACGCGGTGGTGCTGCTGATCGGCGCCACCGGTGTGAAGGGGTTCGAGATTGTTTCAAAGACCGTCCGGGAGGTTATCCCGGACGTGATTCGCAAGATGATGGGCGGGCCTCCCGGCCCGCCTCAACCCTGACTACGGGTAAGTCCACCAGAATCTGCCAAGCAGGGTCTCACCGCTCTCGAGCAAATACTCCATCTGACGGCTCTTGTCAGCGATGTATGAGGTGCGGGAGGCTCGCACAACACGGGCCTCCTCTACCTGGATCAGCAGCGGGCAGCCGACTGGAGGTAACATCTCCGGCGGGTTGAGCTTCAGATCGTCAACCATCAGAACGCCTTCCCACCCGCTGCAGCCCGATTCTCCGGCTTGTGGTCAGGGCGGCTGTTGTTGAAGACGATCTTCTCGATCATGGCGCCTGCAATGTTGTAGCCGAACCCGCCGCCGTAGTCCCCGCAGCGGACCAGGGCGTCAGCCAGTTCCACCTCAGCCATCTTGCGATGAGGCAGCTTGTCGTCCTGCAGGTTTTTGCGCTCGCCTTCCATCGCCTCGCTGATCTCGGAGTGAATCAGGCACAGCAGCTCACCCTTGTTACGGTCCAAGCGCTCCCCGGTCTTCAGGTCGTTCCACCAGCCGCCGCGGACGGACATCTCGTGGCAGAGGTTCAGGAGGTCGCGGGCTCCTGTGTACATCTGCATGATTTCCTGCGGCGTTTTGCCGGTCAGGTGGGCCAGGTCAACGATGGCTTGTGGCAGGGTTTCTTCGTGCGGGGTAACAATGCTCATATCTGGTCTCACAGTTCAATGATGTTGGTGGCGAGCGCTTGATCTTGCTCTCGGTGGGTGATCAGCAGCACTTGCTTGGCGCTTCCCGCCAGGCTGCTTGAAAGACCGACTGCATGGCGTTCCGACATGGACTCGGTGGGTTCGTCGAAGATCAGCAAGCTGTCGCTGCCGTAGAGTGCGCGGCTGAGGCCGATACGGATGGCCACGCCGATGTGGGCTTTCTGGGCACCAGAGGCGGAGGTCACCGGTGCTTCGATGCCATCCTCAGTGAACAGGAAGTCGCCGTCGCGGTAGTCGATCCGCTGGATCAGCCCGGACGAGGAGGTGGCCACCTGCCGGGACGCTGCGGCCAGAACGGCCTGCCAAACTTCCTTCAGGTAGGTGTTACGTCGATCGCCAAGGAACCGGCCGAGGCGCTTGGCCCGGTCATGGTCTGCTGCAGCTGCCTGCGCCGCACTCTGACGGCCTTTCAGCTCCGCCTCGCGGCGCTGAGCGTCATTGAGCTTGGCCGCGGCATCCGCCAGGGCGAACCCGGCGTCATCGACGGCCTTCTGCAGGGACCTGGCGAGCGCCGCATGTTCAGATTCCAGGCGGCGGGCTTCCGCCTCCAGCTGAGCCGCTGTGTCGATCTCGACGTCAGTGGGCGGGGTAGGAGCCTCCGGCAGATCCGCCAGCGCGTCTTCGGCCCTGGCGAGCTTCTTGGCAGCGCTGGACAGCTTGGTCTGGTGTTTCTGGTAGACAGCTGCTACCTGCTCAGATGTGGCCACAGAGCCCTGTAGCTTCTCGACCTCGGGGGCGAGGGATTCCAACGCCTGGGTTGCTGCAGCAAGGTCCTTCTGCAAGGTGTCCAGGCCGGGCAGCTCCTCCAGCTTGGCCTCGTTGGCCAGCTTGGCTGCCGTGTGGCGGCGCAGTGCGTCCTCTCCCTTGTCGAGGCGCTTCAACTCTTCCCGGAGCGCTGCCACGTCTGCCTCAATCCCCTTGGCTTCCTGGGTGTTGGCTGCGACGGACTTCTCCTTCTCAGCGATCTCAGCAGCCAGCTTCTCAGGGTCGTGGTCAGTGAGCTGGGTACCGCAGGTGGGGCAGGCTGCGCCGTCTGCCATGCTTTTCAGCGCGGCCATTTCACTGCGGTCGATGGAGACGAGATCCAGCGCGGCGCGGCGACCGGATTCCAGACTGCTGATGCGCTCTTCGATCTCCTCACGGGTGCGGCCAGCCAGGATTTCGTCGAGGTTCCGCTGGGCTTCTTCTGCCGCGTCCTCTGCGTTGACAACCGCGTCCCCAAGCCGGAGGGCCTCACCGAACTTGCCTCGCAGCGTGTTCAAGTTCTCCTGCGCATCCTGTGCCTTGCGCTTCAGCTCAGCCAGATGCTCCCGCTGTGCCTCAACGTCTCCCGGCTCCTCAACCTCTTCAGCCTGCAGTTCCGCCAGCTGTGATTTCAGAGTATCGACGTTGGCTTGTGCAGCGCTGCGCTCACGAAGCAGCCTGTCAGCGGCTCTGCGGGCCTTGGACAGCTCCTCGGAGCTTGGGGAGGGGTAAGCCACTGCCAACGGCTCCAAACGCGCCTGTGCAGCCTCTGCTTCGGCCAGAACCTCGCCGGCGTTGAAGTGCTCTCCCTCGAGTTGGTTGACTACGTCAGAGATCGCAGCCAGCTGCTCAGCGCTGACGGTGTTCATCTCGACGTCGCGGGCAGCGAACTTCGCCCGATCGGAAGCAGCGGCCTGCACTTTGTCGATCACGTCGACACCGGCAAACTCTTCCACTTTCCGGGAGAGCGCTGCGCCGCCGAAGGTCAGGATGCCGGAGGTCTCACCCTGCTTGGACTGGACAAACAGGTTGTAGTCCTTGGCAGTGATGCCTAGCAACTCCTCGATGTAGGCGGTGACCGGGGTGTTACCGTTGGCGAGCAACTCTTCGTTGCCCTCGTCAATGCGTACCAGCTTGGCTGTGGACTTGGTCCGGGTCAGGACGTAAACAGCGGGCGCCACCGTGAAATGCAGCCCCAGACTGAACGTGCTCTGGCCCCAAGTCGGGACGTTTTCTTTTTTGCCCGGTACGACAGTGATGCCGAACAGGGCGGCTTCGATGGCCTGCAGCAGCGTGGATTTGCCGCGGGCATTGTCACCGACGATCACGTTCAGGCCGTCGGTGAACCAGAAGTCCTGGTTCCCGAGCTTCTTGAAGTTGGTAGTGGTCAGGCTGAGTAGTTTCACTTGATCAGTCCTTCAAAGGTAGTTGATCTGCTATTCATCGGCTTCTTCCCCTTCCTCCAGGCAGTCGTTGCAGACGGCCTCGCCGCCGACCTGCTGGACCTGGCTGAGTTCCTCGAACCAGTCGCAGCGGACACAGCGCTCGAAGCCGTTGTCGAGCATCAACGCCTCGATGTGAACTTCCAGGCACTCTGGAATCTGCTGCAGGGCTCTGGCTTCACCGGAGGCGCTGTGGCCGATGGTGTCTACCCATTCGTCGCGCTCCTGGGCGGTCATGGCGTCGAATGGGTCGCCTGAGTGAGTTTCTACCTGCGGAGGAGGCTCCGTTAGGAGGAAGCTCATGACATCACCTCTCTGAGCAGCTCACGGTAGAGCGGCTGCAGGTCTGATCCCTCCAGGTCAGCGTCAATGTGGGTTCTGAGATCGGATACTTGATGTGCTACAACCTGCTCCAGATCCTGCAGGTGGTCACCGATCTGCACGTTGTTGCGGACGGCCAGCAGGTCATCACCCGCTGCCCAGACCTGCTGGACGTAGTGGGCGACAGCGACGGCGTCTTCGGCTGCCCCGGCACCGACGACGTCGACGAACTGCACACCTCTGAGGTCCGGGATCTCCTCGCCATACTTCAGCTGCCGATAGCTGTCTTCCATCGACCAGATCTTCACCGGCGTCAGCTCGGCGGTTTCGTCGTCCAGCAGGTAGCGATATTTGTCCGACAGATCGCTGAAACTGGTAGGGTGGGTGTTACCCAGGATGACCACTCTGCCTTCGAGGTGAGTGGCTGGCTTGTGCTCGTGCCCCAGCAGGATTAGGTCGAAGTGGTCCAGCAGCTGCGCAGCCAGCTCTTCCGGAAGGTTGAGTGTGTCGTCCTGGATCTCGAACGCGCAGTTGTAGTTGCAGTGCAGGAGCAAGATCGCTGCCTGTCCGTCTCGATTGCCGGCTGCGTGTTCCGCAGCTTCCATCATTGCCTTCTCGAACAGCTCCTGACTGGCGTGGTGCGGGACGAAGTACAGGGCGCCGTGGGCCTCGAAGTACGGTGTGGACAGGTCGGGCGCCGAGATGATCGAGTGACCCATCTGCTTCAGTGCCGCCAGTGTCGTTACCGTGCCTTCACGGTTGGTCTCGTCGTGGTTCCCCGACAAAGTCCATGCACACCTGTTGGCAACTTCGTGCCCTTGCACCAGCGTCGATTCGTCGTTGAACGCCCGGTCGAAGAGATCTCCCAGGCAGATGTTTTCAGCCGGTGTTTCGTAAGGGGCAGCGGCGAGCGCTGCCTCATACAGTGCCTGCTGCAGCTTCTTTGAAGACTCTCGGGTGGTATTGGCCGACCGTCTGGTTCCCAGATGCGGATCGGTGAATAGGTTGAAGATCACTGCTGTCTCCTTGTTGCAGCCAACGCTGCACACGTATTGGTGCCGAGGGAGTCCCCCTCAATCGCGCACTTCGCTTCCAGAGGGCTGGTTCCGCCCTCGATCAGATCCGCGATGACCTTGTGGCGGTGGGCTGTGCAGGCGACAGGGGACAGGACCACCGTCGCCACCAGTACGGCGGCGACGATGCCCATGGCCAGTTCTTTGCTGTCCATCACTCGACACCCGCGGTGGCTTTGGCGATGCGAAGGACCATGGCTGCGCCGATGATTGCTCCACCACCGAACAGCAATCCGAAGGTGAACACATCCAGCGCCCGGTGGGCCAAACAGATCAGGTCCCTGGTTAAGGAAATGGCCGAGGATTTGAGCAGCTCCTTCACACGTCCTCCCTCCAGCGCAGCGCCACCGGCAGCAGCGGGATACCATCCTTGCTGAACCCGAAGAACTGCACCGTCAGCTGCTTGCCGATATAGGACTCAAAGTCCTGCCACTGCTTATCCTTCTCCTGCATGGTGCCTGCGGCGGTGACCTTGAAAAACTTGTTCGGGCCAACCTGGCATGTCCAGACAGGCACCTCATAGCCGAACTTCGGGGTGCCGCGCTGGCAGCCGACCACCTTGAACTCAGCGTCTGAGAAGTCTTTAACCTTGAGCAGGGAAGAGCTGCGCTTGCCGTCTTCGTATGGGGTGTGGCCGTGACGGAGGATCGAACCCTCGTAGCCTTCCTCAAGCCAGCCGGTGTGCAACGCTGTCAGCTCCTCGCGGGAGGTGACAGGTACAGAAGGTAAGAGGATGACCGGTGAATCCGCGCTGTGAGAGAACCGGCCCAGGGTCTCCTGGAGCCACTCACGGCGTTCGCTGTATGGCATCTTCTGCATCACGTCGTACACGTAGTATTTGAGCTGCTTCGACTCCTCTCGCGGCTTCTTAACCAGGCTGCCTATGTCCTGAAGCAGCATGCCGTGGACGTAGAGTTCACCGTCGAGGCCGGCGCCAAGCAGTTGGTGGTCACCGAGGAAGTCGCGGATGTGAGGGAGGTGGATTTCCTTGCCGTTGCGGCTGTACATGATGCTGTCAGTCAGCCCACGGTGGCCGTCTAGCTTCGGCTGGCCGAACGCGGTCTCCCAGTCGACCTTCTCCGGCTTCACCTTGTCGATCGGGTGGGCCAGCATCGGCTTACGCAAGCCGAGGCTGTTGGTGGCTGGGGCGTCTGCTTCCTCGACGGTACGGACGTAGCCCTTGTCGAGCTGCTTCTTCACACGGCTTTCCAGCTCCAGCTGAGCCTGCTGCAGGCAAGACGTTTCGTTGGCTCGGCCGATGTTCTTTCCGAATACCTCGACAAAGTTCTCTACGTCAGCGCCGTCCAGCGTTTTGCGGTGGCGGATCACGAGGAAGACGCGGCCGTTGCTGTGCTCCTGGATGCCAATGGCCCAGGCGCCGATAGACTTGCCGTGGTTTTTGAACAGGGTGGTTGGTTCGTGGATATTCACTGGTGAAGTACCTTGTATCTGGCGATGGTTTCGGAGGCCGGCGGCATGTCCATGGCGAGGGCTTCCGCGACCTTCTCGATGTCTAACTTGGTCCCGACGCTGATGGATTCCCACACCTGCATGGGTTGCTTATCTCGGCTGTTTGAAAGGGCTGCAATCCCGTTCCACAGTTCCAGGCGACGGCCTTCCACGTCCCAGAACAGAACGAGGTAGGTTTGCCCGAGCAGCTCGCCGTAGAAGTGAATTGCCCCACGCTGCGCGGGCCTGAGCATGGCTTTCTGCAGGCGGCGGTGCTTTTCACTGGCCTTTGCCTCAAGGAAAAGCATTTTGGCTGGCTCCTCTCCTTGCGGAGGGGGTGCCAGCAGGTAGTCAGCCGGCTGCTCCTGCACGAACGCCCCGCCGGCCGACGCCGAGTCAGGGAATCGGTGCCAGCCGAGGAGGTGGGTTTGCTTGAGCTGGTTGAATACTTGCTCGAGCTGTTTCTCGAAAATCTTCCCAATGTCAGTAGCCATTCGGGAGCCTCCAAGACTCAACGTACTGCACGACAGTTGCCTGCAGATCCTCGATCGTGCCGTCGTTGACGATTTGGGTTGGCAGGGTGAGACCGCCAAGCGCGTCCTCACTGACGTGCTCTGCCACCTGCTCGGCGCCGGGGCGCAGGATCTCGATGAGCAGCCCTCCACTGCTCATGATCCAGTCCGCCTCGTTGCGGAAGCGCACGTCGCTGACCACCATTCCGGTGCCCATCTGCTCGGCTACCTGCCTGCGGCTTTCCGCCAGCAGAACCCAGAGGTCTGGGTGCACGAGGTCCCGGCCCCATTCGGTGCCGAGGGTCTGCATCAGGTAGCGGGGTGATTTGCCCAGCCACGGGATGGGCGACTCGCGGTCGCCCTCCCGGAACTTGTCGCCGAAGACGGCCTCGAGCATTTCCTTGAGAGGATCGGCGAAGGCGTAGCGCTCAACTCCAAACGCCCTGACCAGAGCGTCCGCAGCGGTGTCCTTGCCTGACCGAGCTTTACCGACAAGGCCGATCAGCATGCGATCACCATCTTCATGCCGGCTCGCAGGTCTTCTTCCAGGTCGGTCAGGTTCTCGAGAGCCCACTCGATATAGGAGTGCGGCAGGTTGCACAGCTTCTTGCCCTTGTGCTTGCCGAACTTCATCTTCATGCCTGGGTGGCCCCACGGGTTATCGAGCCAGTGCACGAACTCCTGCAGAGTGCTGACTTCTGCCCGCTGCATAGCCGGTTTGATCAGGTCGAGGGTCATGGTGATGTCAGCCAGGGCGTCGTGAGCGTTTTCCGGATCACGGCCAGTCAAGGAACGGTAGGTATCCCCGAGGTTGGCTTTCTCCTGCAGGCCGAGCACCTTGAACCGGTTAGCAGCGATGTACAGGTCAAGGGCGGGGCGCTCTTCAAGCCCCAATCGACGGGCTATCACGTCGTCGTACCGCTTGGAGTTGAAGCCCACCACGCGGTCGATCTCGGTGGTGTTGACGACCTCAAACTGCTCGGAGAGGTAGACCTCGTAGTGAGGGGCAAGCTCGACGTGATGGTCGTAGATGCCGTGGATCTTCGAGGCCCCTTCCGGGATAGGCTCACCCGGGTGGAGCAGGGTGACGTCCTTGGTCAGGACCTCGTAGCTGCCGTCATCGAACAGCTTGGCGAAGCACAGGGCGGCTTGCGCCACCCCGCACTTCTTGGGGTTGACCCCAGTGGTCTCATAGTCGTGGGCGAATACGATCACGCTGCTTCCTCCATCTGTTCCCACATTTGCTCGGCTTCACCCAGACTGCGTTCCACAGCAGCTGTGATGGCCTCATCACTGGGAGCCCGCCCCAGTTCGTGTACACGGCCCCAGTCCGGCCCGATGCTGAACTCCGGAACCTGCGGAACCGGGTGGCTCGGCGGCGTTGCGGAGCTCATGATTTCGCCCATCTCACGGCAATACTCGATGACGTCCTTCTTGTGCACCCATGCGACCGTTTCGTCGTAGATAGGAGCGAAGAAGACCATGTCGAGGCGGTGCAGCAGGTTGCGGCGGACGATACTGGTGAGAACGATGCGCAGCATCTCCGCCGCCGTGCCTTGGATGGTGGCGTTGGCGCCCTGGCGGTGCTGGCGGCTGACCTTGCCGCGGTCCTTGCTGAACACGTCGTCTGTGGCGTGTCGCTTAGTGCCGAAGGCAGTCAGGGTGAACCCGTTCTTCTCCATGAACTTCGCGGTCTCCTGCTGCCACTGCGGGATGCGGGCATACAGGGTCATGGCACCGGTCAGGAGTTCGTCGGCTTCTTCCACCGGTACAACGAGGTTGCGGGACAAGGTGCCGGGGCCTGCGCCGTAGGCCAGCCCGAAGTTGACGCCTTTAGCACTCTTGCGGATGCCGTCAGCGAGCTTGTTCAGCGGGTGGTCTTCAAGGCTCCGGGCCTGGTTGAACTCGGCGAACTCCGACAGGGCCTGCAGGCCCACTTTCAGGTCTGCGGTACCGGCCTTGGTAGCCTTCAACGCCGCGATACCTGACCCGGTTACCGAGTGCAGATCCTTCTCGTCTTCCGGGTTGTAGGCGTCGATCATTACCGGGTCGCCGGACTCACACGCCAGCAGGCGAAGTTCCTGGCCGTTGTAGTCGATCGCTACGCAGACGTAGTCCTTGCCGGGTGGCACGAACTGGCTGCGCATGGCCTTGTCCTTCTTCGATACCTGCAGGACGTTTGGTGAGGAGCCGGTTGGGCGGCGGGTGTCGGTACCGGCGTCGGTGAACATCGGGTGGATTTTGCCGTCACGGTGTTTCCACAGCGGGTACTTGTCGTGGTACAGGCTGATCCGGGTGCTGGCCGACTTAACCTGCAGCAGCGTCTTCAGCGCCTGCTCTTGCCAGCTGTCCTTCTCGATGTCGTTGGCCAGAGCATGCATGATCGCCGACTCGTCAGTGGACGGGCCAGCATCCTTGATGCCAACCATCAGCCGGCCCTTGCCCGGCGTCTTGCCGCGAAGGCGAACCGGTACGCCGATCTTGCAGTACAACAGCTGCTGCATCTGCTGCGGACTGCCGACGTTCAGCTCGTCACCGGAGCGGATCTCTTTCGGCTTGACCCCGGCCAGCCGCTGAAACACCTCAGCGCAGTTGTTGTAGGCCTCTGTGGCCCGCGTGAAATTCGATTCCGCGGCCCGGATCTTTTTGTCGTCACCGGCTTCCTCGGCTTTCGCCAGAGCTGTCTCCAGCGCCTTAACCTTGTGGGCACCTGCCTCCAGGGCGTCACGCAGGGTGGTCAAGAACTCCAGCTGACCTGAGTCTTCTGGCTGGTTGCCGCCGAACCCAACCATACCGTGCTCGGCCAGATACTCACCGAGGTAGCTCTGGGTCACCTTTTCTACCGGCGGCAGGCCGACCGCCACTGCTGAGTCGGTAAGCTGGTTTGCCGTAAATGCGAACTTCGGCATAACGGTTTCAACTTTCAGAGGCAGGTACTGACAAGCCCGCTCCTGCTTGGTCTTCCACTCGAAAACCTTGGTTGAGGCGGCCTCAGCGTCCCCGTCTGCCTTCTTCTTCGCAGCGCGGTAGATGTAGTCCTTCTCGGCCTCGATGAACGACTGGCAGCCCGCGGTGACTTCCCCGGTGACGTTTGCCTCCAGGATCTCGCGCAGCTGCTTGGTTCCATTTTCTACGGTCTCGAGGTCGCGTTCGTGCAGTTGCTTCTGCAGTTGCCAGTTGATGTCTACGCCGTGGATGTAGCTGTGCTGCATCACTACCGTAGGGTCGACTGCCCACTCTTCGTAGAAAGTCCACTGACCGTCAAGCTGCAGCATCAGCTTCACCAGGTCATACAGGCTGGCGGTAACCTGGGCGTCGTCACAACCGTAGGAGAACACCTCATCCAGCGTCAGCTCCGACATATTGCTGACGCCCTGGCCACCGTTGCCTGCGGACAGCGTCTCCTCGTAGGTGGCTTGCTCGTAGCCGAGGTAGTGCAAGGCCATGGCTTTAAGGCCGGCTTCGTCGTTCTCGTTGTAGTAGCGCTGCATGATCCGAGTGTCGTGCACACCGGTCAGCTCCAGGCCGAGATTGGTCTGGCTGATCACGCCCTCGAACATTGCGTTATGAGCGCAGCGGCGGCTGACCTTACCAGCATGCTCGACCAGCTCTGCCACCGCGGACTTCGGCAGGTTGGGGCTGTCTTTGTGGTCGACAGGGAGGTAGATGATGTTCTCGGAGTGTTCCCCGAAGCAGAACGAGGCGCCGGCAAGCTGATGGCTCAGCATGTCAACAAAGTTTTTGCCTGAAGCAGACGCGACTTGAAATGCCTCGATCGGCTCCTTGTCACTGGTCTCGTAGTCGAATGCCACCAGATCGCCTGCAGACATCTCGGACAGGATGTCCTCGCGGTACTCATCCCAGTTCTCTGCGGTGATTGCCAGTTTGGAGGGCATCATCGCCTCGAACGTGGTCTCCCACATATCCTCGGCGCCCACCTCTTTCAGCAGGCGGTAGAGGTAGTCAGGGTTAGGCAGGCGCTTGTGGATTTCAGGCCGTACCAGTTTCTTGGCCCGTGGACGCCAGCACAGTTCTGGGTGCAGCTTGGCCAGGCGCCACTGGGTACGCCACTCGCCGAAGTTGTCGAGGATCTTGGCCAGCACCTTGTCGCCGGTCTCTTCGACGGCCTGCTGCAGCAGGGTGGGGTCGCCAGACTCGACTATCTCCTGCAGCTGCTCCATTCCGTCAACGCCGTAGGCTTCGATCAGGCCGAGGACCTTCTTCTCGCCGATGCCCTTGATACCGGGGTAGTTGTCGGAGCTGTCACCGGTGATTGACTTGCAGATGCTGGTCAGGTGGAAGGGGATCTCGTGGTAGGTACCCTCCCCGAAGTAGACGGTTTCCTTGAGGTACACCGCGGTCTTGTCGTTGGCCAGCTGCACTAGGTCGCCGTCCACCGTGTAGACCGACTTCGGGTATTGGATGCCCTGGCAGAGCCAAGCGATCACGTCGTCAGCCTCCACACCCTTTACGCCGATTTGGGTTGCGCCCAGCGCCGACAGGAACTTCTTCGCCCATGTGTACAGCTGGTCGAGGTTTTCCTTCTCGATGGGGCTGACTTCGCGCTTGTCGCGGTTGGCCTTGTACTCAGGGAAGATGGCCTTGCGGAAGTCGCGGCCCATGTCGTGGGCAACCAGGAGGTTGCGACGGCCACTGTTGTCCAGCGCCGGCACGATGTACCGGTCAAGCCAGCTGTTCGCGGCTGCTTTCCAGCCAGCGAAGCGGCGACCGGCTACTTCGCAGAACACGCCTTCAGGGTCGTCGCAGCCGTAGTAGCTGTGCTTTGTGACTGCTTTGAAATCGAGGATGGTGTACATAACCTTAACCTTCAGTGAGCGCTGCCCAGGAGGAGGGGAACAGGGGCTGGATAATCTCGCCCCATTGCTGGGCCAGTTCCTGGATCTCTACTTGGGCGTGGGGGTCGATACGCTGCTTGTAGGCGCGAGCCCACGCGGCGAGCGAACCGGTGACGTAGTAGCTGGTGAACATTGACTGAGGCAGAACCATACGAGCCTGTTCCGGCGCCACACCAGCTCCAATCATTGACTCGTAAAGGGCGGAAGCGTGGTCAATCAGCTCGGCGTAGGCGCCTTTGGTGTCTTGCTCAAAATGCCTATCAGTCTCGGGCAGCCTTCTCACTGACCTTGTGCAGGAGCTGCCTTGCTTAACGCTGCCTTCTGGTCGGCTGCGCCACACACTTGGCACGAAGAACTCAGGGGCGTCGTCCACGTACCGGCGACTGACCTCGTTGTAGGTAAAGCCGACCATGTGTTTGAACCGCTGCCGTGCCACGAAAATCGGCACGTCCTCCCTCATGGTGATCTGCGGGTGACTGAAGGGAGTCCAGTGGCCGTGCTTGGCCAGGTAGGAGATCAGGCGGCTGTCCTGCTTGGGCAGACGTCCGTCTTCTTCCAGAGCGCTCTCTTTGGCGAACGACACGCGGGCGGAGTTGACGACCATCAGGTCACTGCCCATGTGGGCGATGTAGGTTGCTTTCATCTTTGGCTCCGTGGGAATTAGGGGAAAAGAAAGCCGCCCAGTGGGCGGCTTTCTCAGCGGCGGCTATCAGCCCTCGTAGCGAGAGATAACCTTGAAGGTCCAGGGCTTGAACGCCCGTTGACCTTCGCCGACCTTCTTGCCGACGGTGCAGCGGGTTACCACTTGGTTCAGCAGCGCCTTGTTGAACTTCATGCTGGCCTGGGCAGCGCAGCCGCCGAGGCGGTCCTTGGAGGCCGGCGGAATGCTGAGCATGACCATCTCGCCTTCGTACTCATCATCGCGGTTGACCAGCACAACGGTGGCTTCCAGGTACGGACGGATGTCCAGCGGCGAGTCTTCGGTGCCGTAGCCGTCCTCAGCCCACTCTTCCAGCTTCTCGCGGGCACTGGTGCCATCGGTGAAGGTCTTGCCGTTCGGGTCGTAGCTGTAGAACGCTTCGGCGTCGTTGTCAGTGCTCTGACGAACCACGTACAGGGCCTTGGTGCCGTAGACAACGCAGTCGAACTCGGTGCCCAGCTCGGTCTCGTCGCTGCCCAGCAGGAACTTGCCTTCGTGGAGCTTGATGCGGTCGAAGGACATGCTGCTCAGGGTCAGGCCTTCGTAGCCTTGCTCGGCCATGTCCTCGGTGAACTTGGCCATGCTGGCGGCCTGGCTCTGCACAGCAGGTGCAGCGGCCTTAGTGGTTTCTGCCACTTCCTGCTTCGGCTTGTCGGCCGGTTCTTCGTTGACTTGGGCAGTGGTTTCCACCTGCTCGGCCTCTTGAACAGTGGTTTCCACCTGTTCAGCTTCTTCGACAACCTGGGCCTCGGTGGCTTCCACACCTTCCTGGGTCATCTTCGCTTCAGCGGCTTCTGCTGCGTCGGCTTTGGCGGTTTCTTTAGCGATAGCGGGGCGGGTAAGTGCCATGTGTATTTCTCCAGTGAATCAAGGTCAGTATCGGTTTCGTTCTCGTATTGCCGTAAATGAGTAATTACGGCAGAGACGTAGTTATACCTCCGCTTGGGGCGGAGGGCAAGGCTATTTCAGGTACTCGTGAAGAAGGTCTTTCTTATCCTTCACAACCTGATTGTTACTCTCTTCGTTCCGAAGGAGATTTTTGAAGTTCCTGTCTGAGAAGGTTCCCATTGCTCGCAGGAACGTGGCGTTTACGATGTTGGCCTGACCCGTCCGGTCAGCCCTCGCAATCGCCTGCTTGGCGTCCTTTGGGGACGTCGGGCATTCGTAGAAAAGGATGTGGTGAGACATCTGTAGGTTGAGTCCAGCACCCCCGGACAACCAGTTGATAATGGCTATCCGGCACTTCGGGTCCGTCTTAAACCGTTGGATCTCTTTTGACCCAGCGCTCTCTCCGAACACTACTGCAGGGTTCCACTCCTTGTAGCGCTCACCGAGATAGCGGATCACCCGTTTGTGGTAGGCAAAAATGATGATCTTGAAGTTGGCGGGGTTGACACTGTTGAGGTATTGGTCACACGCCGCGGCAACCTCGTTATCCATTGACAGAGAGGGGTCGAACTCGTCCGGGCAGCTGATCAGCTGCAGGGCTAGAGCCCTCATCTCAGACTGACTGTCCGGGGCAAGCACGGTGTCCCCGAGCACTGCGAACCGGTCCTTGACGACCTTGTCGTACAGTGCCTTGTGCTTCTTCGCCAGCTTCACCCTTATTTGCCCGATTACCGGCTCAGGCAGTGCGACGACGTCTCGCTTCTGAACCCGAGTAGCATTGGCGTAGAGGGCTTCGTGCACCTTCTCTGTGTTCAGGTACCCGACGATCCTCTTCACCTTGACCGTTTTCCCCTTCGAGCCTCGCACCTTGAACTGCTCCGTGACGCAGTGTTGACGCTCGAATGACGCCCGGCTTGAGTATGCGTCAGGGTTGATCAGAGTGATGATGCCGTAGGAGTCCTCAAGGTGGGTGGGAACCGGTGTCCCTGTCATCAGGTAGATGGCAACGTCATCTTTCATCCTGAAGTCCAGCTCTTTCACGGCCCTCGATATGATCGAACTTGCGCCGCACAAGGCGTGTGCCTCGTCGAAGAAGTAGACGCTGTAGCCTGACCTCTTGAGCTTGAACAGCCAGCGGTTGTCCGCTTTCCCACGGGGGCTGATAGGTCGGCCGTCCGCGGTAAAAGGCTTCGCTTTCGGTACTCGCTCTGTGCCGTCTCCGTTCCAGAACGGCTGTCCGTCGGATGTCCGCCACAGGTTCCGAGGCACCGTGCGCTTGTTTGCCGGATCGTTCAGGCGCCGGTACATCTCGTAGGACAGGAGCAGGATGTCGGGCCACCCTTCCTCATCCCACCTCTCAATGCGCTTCATCTTCTCGCCGGCAGGGCAGTCTAGGGTTCCGATCGTCAGGGTATTTTCGACCCCGACGAAGAAATCCTTCAGCTCCTGCTCGAACTGGTCGATCAGCTTTGGCGGCATCGTGAACACGGTCTTGTTCTTCAGCGCTGCCATCAGTACGCCGTGCATCTGCGCCGGGAAGGTCTTTCCGCACCCGGGGTCGCTGAAGTCACCGTATCGGATGTTTGCCGCGTAGTTCTTGAACGCGGCCATTTGGTGTTCCATCGGCCAGTTCGGGCAGTCGATGTCGCTGAACCAGCCGGGGGAGTTCAGTACCCCGGCGGCCAGCATTAAGTCGCTCAGCTTCGCGCCCATTGCTACACCTTGAAGTTGACTTTTTTGCGCTCCGCCCTGAGCTCAAAGTCGTCCCTACAGTCCTCGTCGCAGAACGCCCTAGGCTTTTCGACCGGCTCATCGCAGTTGTGGCACAGCCCGGTATAGGGCAAGCCTCTGGACTGCTTGGCTTTTGCCGCTAACCCTGCCCGGATGGCCTCCTGTTCCAGGTAGAAAGCCTCGTCTGCTGCGTCACTCATTCCTCTGCCTCTGTGTTGTTTTGGAAGTTGGTCAGGTTGGTCCCCTTGCCGGCTATCTTTGCGATGCTGATGACGTAGATACTGACCCCTGGCTTGTGCGGATGCTGCTCCACCCGTTCCATGTAGATCTCCCCGTCGAGTAGGGAAGCCATTTGCCTGGAGTCACGGATGACTGGGGTGTCTCCCATGCTCTTGGCGAACCGGCAGTAGCGCGGCATGGCCATAGTGAGGTCGAGGTACAGCTGGTCGCCCTTACGCCAGTAGTGGGTACCCGGTACGAGAGACATTCCGCCTTCTTCACGCTCCGCTGCCATCAGGTCGAAGCAGGCCAGTACACGGTCAACCTCCGAGACTGACTTCTCCTTCTCCATGCGTGAGTAGTTCATCTGCAGGTGGTCTTTGTAGAGGTTGATCAGCTCCCGCACGTCGCTAGATCCGTGGACTTTGAACTCGTCCATGGTCTCGGCGAGCATTTCCAGCCCGAAGAGAACGACTTGTATGCCGAACTTTGGGCGAGGGCCGATACTGTCCGGCACCATCGAGTCGAATGACTCCAGCCGCTGCATTACCGCGTCGTTGCTTGTGTTCAGGGACTTTGTGACCAGCGCTTTCGCCATCCGAAGCAAGGACTTCCTCGTCTTCATGGCCTTTTTGTAGTTGCTTACATAATTCGGGTCCCTCAGCGCCTTGCCTGTCAGCTTCACCTCCACTGATCGCGTCTTCACGGCGGGCATGGTCGGGGCCTGCTCAGAAGTGAATACGATCGGCGAGCTGACCTGGTCGGTGGTGACCCTGACTTCCTTCCCGCTGATAGTCCCGCGGGGGATGCCCGCCCTGTTCCAGGAGGCCTTCAGGATCCCCAGCACCTTGTTGTAAATCTGGAAGGGCATCATCGAGGGGTTTACCTCCTCGATGAGCCTTGGGACCGTGGTGGACGAGGTGACCTCTTTGATCAACGGGTAGATGGTCGAGACCTCCGTATTCACGAAGTCCCCCTTTCCGTAGTCCATCCCGCTGAGGAGAAGGACGAGGAACGCCAGCGATGACTTACCTGCGCTTGAGCTACCACTCAGGTTAAGCAGAGGGAACTGGCTGGTCTCCATCTGTATCTGCTCACGGAAGTGGCAGGCGACCGTCCAACCAAGCACAGGAGCTACCACCTCTGGGGTGTTTACCCTCAGCAGGTGAACAAAGGTCTGCTCCAGCTCCTCGTCGTCGATAAACGGGTAACTCTCTGACAGCAGGTCAGGTGACTTATTGCGATCACCGCTGTATTGGAATCGGCTTGGAAGGTTGTGTTGGGTGTAGGACCCAGAGGCCTCGATGTAGTGGGGAACAATACCCCTCTTGGTCTCCTCCAGGATGATTCCGCACACCGGGGTTCTGGTCATTTTCTCTAGCTCCGATCCGGCGAGGCCGATTACGGCCCGCAGCAGCTTCTGAACCTCTGCGTCGCTGCAGTGGACGGTGGATGTTCCGTGCCCCTTCGTGAGGCTGATGAGCTCTTTCCGACTACCCCAGGCACTCTCCGGGAACATAAAGTCCTCGAACTTGGTGCCCATGTCGTCAACGAGAGTGCCGAGCATGGCTTTACGCTGCGTTTCCCGCAGGCCCTGGCCGTCGCTCTCAAGCTCCCTGACCTCTGTGTGAGGGGTAAAGGTGAACGTGGTCAGGTTGCGCATGCTGTTTTCGCCAACCAGGAAGTAGCCAGCAGGGGTGACCTTCACTTTGGTCAGCTCGCAGTACCCTTGGTCAGCCTTGTGAGGCGAGTCGGCCGCCAGATCAGCGCGGCAGAGCGGACAGCTTCCGCACGGCTTCCCGAGGACAGAAATCAGAGGTCCCATAGAGAACTTGATGCGGCCAGAGAACGCCCTGTTGAGCTGTTCCTTCACATGCTTCAGCCGCTCTTTCTCCGTTGGGCGGCTGCTGCTGTCGACGTTCTTGACGAAGGGTTGGACAATCTCGGCAAGGTAAGCACTGTCCTCACTATGCTCATACCTGGCAGCAACATAGGCCGCGACCTGCATTGCTGCCTGGTTCCAGTTGGACTCAACGCAGTCCCCTTCGGTAATCAGCTTTTGGATGCACCCTGGCACTCCCTCGATCTGCTTCAGCTCCTCGATCGGGAAGGTCTTCGCGTTCTTCAGCGCCCGTAATTTCTTGTTGGCCATGGCCTTCGCCGTTTTAGCGAGGGCCTCGGCCTTCGGGAAAATCAAACTCTTGGCCGGGGTCTCGATAGCAAGAGGAGGGCGGGCGGCAGCCACCAGAACATCGTACTGGCCCTCGTCCATGTCCATGAGTTCGTCGTAGGTCACCCCTACTTTGAACCTCCCAGACCCAGGCCGAGGAACCCCCTCGCAGCGCCACATCCTGCCTCTTCCGCAGGAGTAGACGCCGGTGTCCAGAGTTTCCACTGGGCAGTGCGCTGCGATCTCCCTGTACGTCAGGGGCAGGGCTTTCACCGGGGTTCTCACTCCCCAGACCTCAGCCGGCACGGTGATGTGGACGCCTTTCTGTCCAGACAACCAGCAGTGGATGAACTGCTTGTTGATGTCCAGTTTGGCGTGTAGCCAGTCAAGAACTTTCCTGACGTCGTCGAGGACCGCGTTGATGTCAGGGCCGTCGAAGTCCCAGTACATCGGACCAAAATACTTTACGTGGTCTATTGGGTCCTCTCCGTTCTCGGCAAAGACCTCCGGGTCCTGGTCTACTGCTAAGACGGTGATGAAGGCAGGCTTCTTCTCCAGCTGGCTGAGTTGCCGTTGGTCGTGGAATCTCCACGCCTCTTTTTTGTCAGCTCTGAACTGCAGAAAGTGATACATACTGCTCCCGGTTTCAGTGAAGCGCTTTCAGGTTGCGGGCTTTCGCCCGCAACCTGCGTTCTTGCATTTCAGGGTTCTTTGGGTCGCCGAGATTCCCGAGCCACTTCGCCGGCTCGGACGAGACAGCCAGGCGCAGCTCTGATAGCAGGCAATCTGCGGCATAGAAGGTATCGTTGCTGGTCGGAGTCTTGATCTCGGCCAGGTTGATGAGGGTTACGACTGCCGAGTTCAGCAGTCTGTCCATCATCACCAGGCCGAGACGCATCTCGTCGTCTGGAGGGGTTTCCCCATCCATTACGGCCTCGACAAGCTGCTTCAGTGTCTTGCTACTCACGCGACGTAGGCCTTTTTGTTGACAACAAGCCGACTGCGCGGACGGCTAAAAGCTACATAGAGCAACCTCTGCCGCTCGTTCTGCAGGCGGTTGGCCAGGATGTCCTTGACGTCGACGAATACCGTGTCGTAAGTGCTGCCCTGGCTGCGATGGATCGTGATGCAGTAGCAGTATTTGAGGTTCGCAAAGAGCTCTTTGAACTTGTGGTACAGAGCCCACTGCTTGCGAGACGTTGACGGGTCAGACTTGGCCCGGTTGGCCAGCGTGTTCAGCCGGTCCCAGTACGCTTCCTCAGCGTCCTCGTGCAGGACATGGACCAGCACCTGCGCCTTGTTATCGGCATGGATTGGGCGCAGGGCGACAAGGTAAGTCTTGAACTCCAGGCCGCTGATCTCGTCGAACAGGTCAGTCACCCGGCAATACTCGACAATGCACTCTTCGTCGGTGCTGAGGTGAACGTTCCCTTCTGGGTCCTTGACAGGCGCCCCGGTGACTACCCGTTCGCCTTCCTCGAACCGCTCCGCTCCTTTGCCATAGATCTTTTTGCGGATGGCGTCATTCACCTCGTCGACCCGCCGGTTGCGCCAGGCGACAACCCGCTGCTTGTCGAGGTCGGTATCCTTGTCGAAGGCGTCAAGAACGGCGCTGAGGAAGCCAGCGGCCTGGACAACTTCGACGTCGCTACCGCTGACTTCCGGCGCCTTAAACTTGCTGTCATTGTCGATTGCGGTGCGAAGCAGTCCTGTCACGGTGAGGATCTCACTACCCTCTGCCTGCCGCTCAACTTTGGTCAGGCGGAGGATGGGGAACAGGTCAAAAGCCAGAGACTTTGCCTCTCGGACAGGAGGCAGCTGCATGTCGTCGCCCATCATGATCAGCGGGATCTTCGCCGCCTGGGCTCTCGGCAGGATGTGCCCAGTGAGCACCAGCTTGGACAGCATGGATGCCTCGTCGCCTACTACCACATCGAACAGCTCGAGGACGCCCTCACCCAGCTGCGCCACAAACTTGTTCTCCTCGTCTGGCAGCATCGCCAGACCCAAGGCGCTGTGCCACGTCTGGAACGCCACGTCGTCGAGACTCAGGCCGTACTCGCGGGCAGCGCGTTCCAGCTGCTTGACCGCTTTGTTAGTGGGCGCTGCGAAGAGGATCTTCAGCCCAGCCTCTTGCAACTTCTGGGCGGCGTACATGATGCAGAACGTCTTCCCCGTCCCGCCTTCGCCTACCACGGTGTATCCCTCGGCGTTCTTTTCCAGAACGCCGGAGACGATGGTGTCTACCGCTGCCTGTTGGCCGGCATTAAGTTGGTTCATTGTCTTGGTTCCTATGAATGTGCCGGGTTTGCGCAAACACGGCATTACGGCACAAGGGGTGATCGTAAGCCGGGGGTCAGCTTTCGGTCAATCCGGATTTACCCTTTGATCAGGGTTAGGGAGGGCTTTCGGGAGATGCGCTTGGTGGCTTCCTTGGTTTCCCGTACCTGTTTGCACAGGGACGAAACCGGCTGAACCCCTTGCTTTACCGCCATGTTCATGACTTCGGCCAGGGATAGGTCGTACCGAGCTGCCGTATTGATCATGACCGCGAGGTGTTGGTGGCCAATCCGCTCGAGGGTTTCGTTGGTCACGACTTTTCGTGCCGACGACAAGTGCCTGACGATGGAGTCAGTTATAGCGGATGGGTCAATATCCAGTCCCAGCTCTTTACTGAAGTCGAGGGTGTACTGGACTACCTTGTGGTCAATGTCGTTCATCAGCCGAAGAGTGACACCACGTTGGTTGTAGATGGTTGGGTGGGTTCCCGCCCGTCGGTACTCACCGGCCTTGGGCAGAACAGGATAGCCCGCCGCATAGCCGCCAGCCGCTCCTCTTGGGTTTTCCCTCCTGCAGCGAGGGACACCCACTGCTCGTACCCGATGATCAGCGAAGCAGAGTCTATTTCCTGCATTACGTCCTCGGACAGCAGGGTGCCAAGCTCATCGAGGTACATCTCGATGCACTTGTCCCTGCTCTCCGGAGAGCCCTTATGGTTGCGTTCGATCGCCGCAATACGCAGCGTAGCGAACAGGTTTTGACTCATTTTACCTCCTTGGAGTAGGTTGGTTTGAGGTACTCGTAATAGCACTCGATGATCAGCTCCTTTACGGACTTTCCTTGGCTGTACGCCATGGTCTTGATCGTGTTGTGCATTTCAGCCGGCAGCAGGACTGTCAGCTTCTTTTCTTTGCTTCCAAGCAGGTCGTTTACGTCAACTTCAGCCATGTCATGCCTCGTGCTCAGTGTATTTGTTTTACATCTGAGCTGAGTATATGTCCGACTCGTTATATACGCAAACGTGCAATTACGGCTTTACGCCCAAGTTTTTGGGACTTCCCGCACAAACTCGCCTTGTGAGTTTCTGGCGAGGGATACCTTTACTCCGCCCGGAACGACGGCTAGTTGAAGTAGACCCTTCTGTGCTGGGTTACTATGAGCTGCCACGGCCTGGAGCAGGTTTGGACTTGACCTGTGCGCTATATCATCCCCCGCCAGCCCCTCAAGGTCCTCGGCCCATACGACAGTCCCTGGCACTTTATTGAGTATCACAGGCCGAACGTGCTCGGTGCCTATTAGCTTCTTGTTCAGCACGGTGGTCGTTTTTTCGTCTATGAAGGGGCTTACAGGTCGTCGGCTTGAAGCGACCTCGAGGAGGTAGGGGAGGACCCGCAGGCTACCTGATTGGCCGTCAGCTTCGGGGTCTGCGTACTTCTCGTTGGTGAGGTTGTTGGTTATTGTCTTGCCTGCTCTAACTTGAGCAACGAGCGCCTGGTACTTGGCGGTATCCTCTTCCGTCCACTCGGCTGCTTTCTCAGCTTCGTGGTGGTGTAGGCCGATGTAGGTGCCTGCCGCCGGAAGGGACAGGGATACGATGAAGTATGTCTTCAGTTGCATGTGTTATTATCTCAGCTGGACGGGGTGACCTGTCTTGGTTCCAGCTGCGATAGCAGCTACTTGCTCTGCCCCTGCTGGGGCAGAGATTTTTCAGACAGGGCAGTGGCCAAGGCTACCAAATCCTCCACTCCTTCGCACAGCGAGTAGATTCGTCTCTGCCCGGCGACTTCACTTCTGACGATCCCTGCCTCCCTCATTTCCCTGAGGTTCCTCGATAACGCCGGCTGGGAGCCCTCAAACTCCTTGAGAAGTTCCGTGACGCTGAGGTTACCTTGCGAAGCGAGCCTGCGGACGATCTCGATCCGAGGTTCGTGTCCGAGGCATGAGAATATATTTGCAGGTGTTGTCATTTGATTGTTTACGCATTGCCGTATTTACGGGTTTTGATGCTACCACGAATATGTCGAGTCAGTAATATGTTTCAGGTACAATGCAGCTACTTCTGCCGGCCGGCACCTGAGGGTGGATTTTCTTCCGTGTACAAGGCTGCGTACAAATCTCTGCTAACCATCATCTTGGCTTGGTAAAAAATTGAGCGATCTCAGTAACATACGAAATTTCTCCATCATTGCCCATATCGACCACGGCAAGTCGACGCTGGCCGACCGCTTTATCCAGATCTGCGGTGGCCTGAGCGAGCGTGAAATGGAAGCGCAGGTACTCGACTCCATGGATCTGGAGCGCGAG